TACGCACAATCGGCTTAAACGGTGGATCACTCATCATTCCATCAGGCATGACCGAGCGTGAATTAATCACGCTCATTGGTACACTCGCTATCATGCAGCGAGTCGATTCGGTATATAGCAAGGACTATGACACAACCTATTCTTATGCCACTGGTACAGCATCAGTAAACATCAGTGAGGCGCAGGTATACGACACAGTGGAGCAAGCAAAGGCTGCGCGTGACGAGTACAACGCAGCACTGGATAAGAAAAAGGAAATGGAGCTGGCATAGTCCACACCTATCGCTGCTCGCGCAGCGATAGGAATAAATAGCTTGACATATAGGCAGGCGCAGCCTGCCTATAGCACCGCGCCCCGCCCCCGCCTCTCTCTATTGCTAACTTGCTATGCTGCATTGCAGCTTGACAATCTGCCCGCTGCAGCGGGCAGATTAAGGTCTAGTGAAGGGGGGAGGGCCATTTTAGGTACGGTTCGTCACAGCTCACCTTCGCCTCTGTTTTACACAAACATAGGACCTGGCAAAAGGTGACCCCCCCCCCCCCCCCCCCCATAAAACCACCCCCTTGTTTGTAAAACTCGTACAGCGGGTGTATATTATTAAATTATGAAACCTGAAGACATCGAAGCAGAACAACTACGCCTTGAGCTCCGGCTCCGCGTCCTCGAAGCGCGGTCCTTGGCCACCGCAACATTCTTAGACTTCTGCAAATACGTGTGGCCTGAAATGTTGGTCGGCGAGCATCACATCAAGATTGCTGAAGCGTTGGATCGTGTGATTGCTGGCAAGTGCAAGAGGTTGATGATTGCTATGCCTCCCCGTCATGGTAAGAGTCAGATGGGCAGTTATTTGTTCCCTGCGTATTTGATGGGGAAGCTGCCGCAGAGTAAGTTAATCGTCGGTTCGCACACCGCGGAGCTCGCTCAACGCTTTGGTAGGATGATTAGAAATCTTGTCGAGGATGAGCGGTACACGGAGCTTTTCCCTAATACCAAGTTATCTGTGGATTCGAAAGCGGCAGGTAGGTGGAATACGAACGCGGGCGGCGAGGCTTTCTTTATTGGTAAGGGTGGTGCGATGACGGGCCGCGGTGGTGACATCGTGGTACTGGATGATATTTTGGATGAACAGGATGCTGTCTCAGAGACGGCGATGGAGAACACATGGGAGTGGTACACATCAGGTCCGCGACAGCGACTACAGCCGAACGGCGCTATTATTATCATCAATACAAGATGGAAGACGGACGACTTATCCGGACGACTTCTGAGACAACAGGGCCAGTTGAAATCAGACCAGTGGGAAATACTGGAGTTTCCCGCGATCCTGCCAAGTGGGAATCCTTTATGGCCAGGATACTGGAGTCTTGACGAGTTAGAGAAGGTCAAGATGTCCATTGGGTTGAAGAAGTGGAATGCCCAGTGGCAGCAGCAGCCTACGAATGATGATGGTGCTATTTTGAAAAGGGAATGGTGGAGACGTTGGAAGTATGATGAACCTCCGAACTGTAGTTATATTATTCAGACGATGGATACTGCTTACTCGAAAAAGGAGACAGCGGACTTCTCTGTAATTGCGACGTGGGGAGTATTTAGACCGAACGCGGACGAAGGACCTGGATTGATGTTGTTGTCTGTCAAGAAAGGTCGCTGGGACTTCCCGGAGTTAAAGCGTGTGGCAAAGGCGGAGTATGTGTATTGGCAGCCTGACAATGTGTTGATTGAGGCGAAAGCTACTGGTACGCCGTTGCAGCATGAATTACGGAAGATGGGTATTCCTGTGACCATGTACAGTCCTGGCGGACGTAGAACCGGGCAGGATAAGGTAAGTCGTGCCAATGCTGTGGCTCCTATTTTGGAATCAGGGATGGTGTGGTATCCGGAGGATGAGGAGTTTGCTCAGGAGATGGTGGAGGAGTGTGCCGCGTTCCCGAATGGCGCAAATGATGACCAAGTGGATGCGATGGTAATGGCGTTGATGCGGTTCCGTCAGGGTAACTTTGTGAGTCTGCAGGATGATGATGACGAAGAGCGGGAAATAAGCGATAGAGTGGTTGAGTATTATTGACAAAAATGGTAGCGTAGCGACATTCTTCCCTTCCCACGGACCGCGAACCATGGACCAAGACCTCCGTTCCCGTATACAAGCTGCAGCTCAAGAGCGCGGCTTAGACCCAGAGATTGCTGTTAACTTTGCGAAAGCAGAGAGTAGCCTTGATCCGAACGCCAAAGCGAAGACTTCCTCGGCGCGTGGTCTGTTTCAAGTTATTGATAGGACTTGGAAAGAGTATGGCGGTGGGGATAAGAAGGATATTAATGAGCAGATTCGTGTAGGCACGGATGTTATTGCGTCGAATCAAGCCAGTTTTAAGAGAAAGTTTAATAGAGAGCCGAGCGCCGCGGAGCTTTATGCTTATCACGTGTTGGGTCCAACGGGTGCACCGCCGTTATTGCGTGCTGATCCTGCTACACCAATGGAGCAAATTGTTTCACGTGAAGCAATTAAGGCTAATCCGAATTGGCGGGGTAAGACGGCGGGTGATGTGTTGGGTACGTATGAGAAGAAGGTGGGTGGTTCACCAACACCCCGTATTGCGACACAACAGACCAAGCCTGGAATGCGTCCAACCAATTATTCGTTTGAACCATTGACGCAATTAGACATTGAAAATCTTGGACCTGGTTATCAGGCAGGCATGGCTGCAATGGCGTTGGCGGATACGCAAGATAATGATGAAGATAATATTGCGGAGAGAGCGCAAGAGGCGAAGGATGATGCCGAGAATTCGATGTTAGCGGATCAAGGATCGAGGAACGTTGCCAATTTAGAGTTTTCCTATGCTTCTCCATTCCCACAGGAAGCGCCAGTGCAGATGGCCAAGGGCGGCGAAGCGCGGAAGATGATGGATGCAGTGTATCGTGCTGATGGCTCACCTGAGTATGGTGAGATAAGCATGGGGGATTTTTCTGGCACAGTTAATACGGGTGACGCACGTCAGCAGTTAAAGAACTTTGCTACACAGGGTTGGAAAGCGCCGACAAGACAAGATGCAAAGAGATTGGCACAGATTCCGGTAGAGGGGCTTAGTAATTTGGAGTCCGCGGCTCGCGGGTCAGTGGCCTCTGAGATAGGTGGGTTTGGTGATATTGAAGCTGCGTTTAGAAATCCACGTGCAGATAGTCAGGCGTTTCCTACTAGGTCAGGTATTCAAGGTAGAAAAGAAACTGTTCTTCCACAGACACAGGATGTCTTGGATGCAATGCCTAGAAAGCTTTTGCCATCTAATGAGCGTACTGAGGGGTTTGAAGAAGTAGGAACATATGTTGGTTTAGGTCCAGCAGGATATGCATTATCTAAAGTACCTGCCGCGTACAGAGCTGCTGCGCCTGTGGTTGGTGCTGCTGTGGCAAAAGGAGCAGAGAAGGTTAAATCAGTATTAAAGCCTGCCGAAAGAGTTGCTCCTCCAGTTACATCAACTCCTACCGAAAGACCTCCTTTTAGCTTTCTTCTTGACCATCCAGAGTATTTAGACCCTATTGAGATAGTTCCAACTGGACCAACGGCTGTGCGTGGTAATGCAGTTGCAGATGTTGCAGCTCCCCCGTCGCCAATGTTTTCAGAAAATCTTGGTGTTTCAAGATATCTCATGCCAAAAGATTTCGTAGGAGGAAAGGCCGTAGCATTGGATACGCCTTATCCACATTTTGTAAGTAAGTTAGATCAATTTACAGCCGCGTTACCTGGTGCGGTGACCAAGAGTCAATATCTTGGTTCATTAAAAGGTAAGTTTAGAGATTATGAAATTTTGCGTGCTGAAGAAGCGTTAGCTGGTTTGGATGCAAATGCAAAGTTAAAGCCTGCAGATATTGCAGAGAAACTTAAAAACGTCACACCTGTAGATAGATTAAAAACTTATATTGATGAGCCAAGCAACTCAATGCCTCATCGCGAATATGATAATCCCCACTATGATAAACCTGTGGGCATAGTTAATTTAATGACGGATATTCCTGAAGCGCAAAGAGGAACTGCAGAAGAGGCGCTTGTTATAAAACGTGCAATTGAAAGCATTAGTGTAGGTAATGCTACGGATAGGCATTTTAATGTTGCCATGAATCATGTAAATAACAGTGATATGGCTCCTAAGCTTAAAGCAAGAACTTTATCTGCTCTAGAAGATGCAAGGATAATGACAGATGGCCTTAGACAAGATACAGCAAAAATTAATGGGCTTCTTGATGACTTGGTTATTCCATTTCATCGTAGGCAAGATGAATACGAAAAATTAATTGCTTCTTTAAAGAAAAAAGAAAAGTTGTCTCAGTATGACGCTATGGACAAAGCTACTAGAATAATGCGTGCTGATGCAGCAGAGGTACTTAGAAAAGAAGGATATCCTGTACCTAGTACCATAGATCAAATGGGGTTAGTTTCAACAGACAGTGAGGAATGGAAAGCTTTGCAAAAAGCACAAGATAAAATTAGAGGTAGATTTAATTTAGATCAAGTTGCAAAAAAAGGTGACATAGCTAATCGTTTTCATGACAGTAATAAAGGCGATTCTCTATTTAACCAAATTGAAAACCATCTGACACGAAAATTTATGTATGAAGGACAACACCCTAGTTTGTCAAAACAGGGGGAAGTTCCGGTTGGGTTTAGTCGATTTGTTGACAACGTTGTAGATATCCCTGGACGTGGTAAAACAGATGTCATGCATGTACTTGATCTTCAATCTGACTTGTATGATGACTTAGTTAAACACGGTGGGAAGCATACATCCCCTCAAAAAGATTCAAAAGAAAGAGCTCAGTTAACTTCCAAATTGACAGACATACTGGAAAAAGCTTCCGATAGACAAGATGCATTAAAAACACCTAGATCAGTAGATTTTTTTAAAGATATTCCTGATTATTTAAATGATGCACTAGCTGCTGCTAAAGAAAAATATAATAGACAAGGTGCAATTAGTCCATATGATCCAGAAATAGCTGATATAAAAGATGCATTTAATCTTACGGATAACGAATTAATGGATGTTGTAAAAGGAATACAACGTCAAACTGTGTTAGCAGGAAGAGTGGAGAGAAGTGCAGAATGGAGTAAAAATGTATCTGAACATTCGTATAATATAGATCAAGTATTTCCTGGAATGGAAAAATCTCCGCAAGTTGTACAACAAATGTTGGTAAAGAATGCGGTCATGGGCGCATTACGACGCGGTAAACAAGGTATTACATTTCCTGGTGCTGAATCAAATCAGGCACAGTTGTATGAAAAATTGCCGAATAATTTAAGACAAGTAGTAAAAGACCTTGGACCTGGTTTTGAATTAGTACCTAATATTGTCCAAGATACGGCAGGAAAAGGTCAGATTTCAAACTGGGGAATAGTATGGGACCCAGAGACTGCACAAAATGTACTAAGAGCAGGTGTCAGATTTAATAAAGGTGGTTCTGTTGAAAAGAACTACGACGATAACCGAAGATTTCTGTAAGGAATAGCTATGCCAGTAGAACGCGACAATAGTCTGCCAAAAGGTATCAGTGTTGATATTGAAATGGAAGACGGCCCTGAGATCGAGATTGAACTTGATGAAGAGGGCGGTGCTACGGTCAAGATTGACGAAGAAGATGATGACGTAGAGTTCGATGCGAACCTTGCAGAAGTATTGCCGGATGATGTTCTGACTGCTATCTCTGATGACTTGATGCTTTTGTTTGAAGCAGATAAAGCGTCGCGTCAAGACTGGGATGAGATGTATGCCAAGGGTATGGAACTCTTGGGCTTCTCTATGGAAGAGCGTACCAAGCCATTCAAGGGCGCGTGCGGCGTGCAGCATCCTTTGTTATCCGAAGCCATTATTCAATTCCAATCACAAGCGTTGAAAGAGTTGATGCCTGCAGGTGGTCCTGTGCGCACGCAAGTGTTGGGCAAAGAGACACGTGAGCGTTTAATGCAAGCGCAGCGTGTTAAAGACTTCATGAATTACCAGATCACGATCAAGATGCCGGAGTACACACCGGATGTGGATCAGATGTTGTTCCACGTAGGATATGGTGGTTCAGCATTTAAGAAGGTTTATTTTGACTACGACAAGAATCGCATGGTCAGTAAGATGATCCCTGCGGATAACTTGTATATCCCGTACTTTGGTTCGTCAGTCATGACTGAGTGTGAGCGCATCACGTATCGCGTTCCGATGTCCATGAATGCCTATCGTAAGGCGGTAGTACGTGGTCAGTACTTAGATTTAGCAGAGCCTTCTGTTGACAATGAGCAGTCACAGATTAAGGAAGCGCAGGACAAAGAATTAGGTATGTCACCGAGTGGTGAAGAGGAAGAGATATTCCTGTTGGAATTCCAAGTCGATTATGACTTACCTGGTTTTGAAGACATGGATAAGAAGGGCAAGCCTACTGGTATTAAGCTTCCTTACATTATCACTGTTGATGAGATCAGTAGCAAAGTTGTTGGTGTCCGTCGTAACTGGACAGAGGATAGTGAAGACAAGAAGCGTGAAGAGTACTACGTTCACTATGTCTTAGTTCAGGGTCCGGGAGCCTATGGTCTTGGTTTCTTGCATTTGATTGGTGGTTTATCAAAGACTGCTAGTGCGTCGCTGCGTCAATTGACTGATGCAGGTACGTTAACCAATTTACCTGCAGGTTTTAAAGCCAAGGGTGCGCGTATTGAGAATGATGACGTGCCTATCTCTCCTGGTGAGTGGAGAGACATGGATGCGGGTGGTATGGACTTGCAACAGTCCTTGTTGCCATTGCCTTACAAAGAACCAAGTCAGACATTGTTTACGTTGATGAATTTCTGCGTTGACTCAGGTCGTCGCATGGCATCGATCACTGATATGCAAGTTGGTGACAGTAACCAGAATGCGGCGGTAGGTACAACGATTGCGTTGCTGGAGAAGGGTTCTTCAGTAATGTCTGCAATTCATAAGCGTTTGCATTATTCGCAAGGCTTGGAGTTGCGTATGTTGGCGCAGGGCTTTGCTAAGTATTTGCCACCAGAGTATCCGTATGATGTGCCTGGTGAGAGTCGTAAGATTAAGGCTAAGGACTTTGATGACCGTATTGATGTCATTCCTGTCTCTGATCCTAATATTTTTTCAGTAGCGCAGCGTATTACGATGGCGCAAACGCAGTTGCAATTAGCGCAGAGTGCGCCTCAGATGCATAACATGTACGAAGCATACCGTCGCATGTACGAGGCCATTGGTGTGAGGGATGTTGATTCCATCTTAATTAGCCAAGATGTGGACAAGCCTAAAGACCCAGCGAGTGAAAACTCACAGGTTTTGGATGGTTCACCGCTGAAAGCGTTTGCTGGACAGCAGCATGATGCACATATTGTGTCGCATATCATGATGGGTTTATCTCCATTGACGGCTTCTATTCCAAATGTAGCTACAAATCTAGCGAAACACATCTTTGAACATGTCAGATGGAAGGCCGAAGAGTTTGTTGAGGCTGAATTATTCAAATTGTACGGCACTGATCCGGACAAAATGATCTCTCCGCTTGAAAGAGAGGCCAGAATTGCGATCAAAGTGGCTGAATTCCAGAAGGAAGTCAAGGATTTGCAAGATCAATTGAGTGGTGCGAACCAACAACCGCCTGATCCATTGATTGAATTGAAGAAACAAGAGTTAGCACAGTCTGCGCAGCGTGATCAAGCACGCAATCAAGTCGATATGCAGAAGCTTTCGTTAGAGCAGCAGCGTGAGCAGAATGATATGAGTGTTGATCAGGCAAGAATGCAGCAGACAGAACAGCTTGCACAAGAGCGAAATGCGGTCGCATTAGCAAAAATGACTCAAACAGGAGGCCAACGTGGCAACCAAGTCCAGTAAACCAAAGAAAATGCGGGTAAATCCTACACGGACCACACCTAAACGGAACATTAGTGAACCAAAAGTAACCTATGTGTACCGTAAGGACGCATTTAAAAAAGTAAAGATTGCGTAAATAATTACATTTTTAAAAAAATCATGCATAATATGCATGTAGCTTTCAGATAGAGCTTTAACCTGTCTGCTTTCTTGGAGAATTCCATGCTGTTGTTGACTGAACAAATTCAGATGTCAATCAGACACCTCAAAAAACAAACTGAGGATATGATTGTGTCAGGTGGTGTCAAGGACATGGAGCATTACAAGTATCTGATGGGTCGGCTGGAAGGCTATAAGTACGTCGAAATCTCAATTGCAGAGATTTTGAAGAAAAATACAGACCTATAAGGATGCAACCATGACTCTTACAGCACTTGAACAAAAGTGGGCGGAAGAAGAGGCTACTAAAGAGCCTTCTTTGGAGGACGCTTACAATGAAGACGGTAGTTTTGACGCAGAAAATCTTGATTCTGACGTTGCCGCACGTATTCCGAAGCCGACAGGCTGGCGATTGATCTTACTTCCCTACAGAGGTGCTGAAAAAACCAAAGGCGGTATCGTTTTGGCGGATCAAACACGTGAAAAGCAGCAGATCACGACTACTTGCGCTTATGTTTTGGACGTTGGTCCTTTGGCTTACATGGACAAAGAGAAGTTCCCTGACGGTCCGTGGTGCAAGAAGGGCGATTGGATTATTTTTGGCCGTTATGCGGGTGCGCGTATTGGCTTGGACGGCGGTGAGATTCGAATCATTAATGATGATGAGGTTTTAGCGACGATTAACAACCCAGAAGACATTCTGCACATGTGAGGTAGCTTATGGCAAACGTATCACCAGACAGTCAATTGGAATTTAATCTCGGAGAAGGTGAGACTGAGACAGATGTGGAATTAATGGATGCGCCACAAGAGAAATCTAGTGCGCAGGAACAAGAATATGCGTCAGAGCCGGAGGCACAAGCTGCTCCAGCTCCTGAACCAAAATCAGAGCTTGATCAGGTAAGCGAAAACGTCCAAAAGCGTATTGCTAAACTGACAGCTAAGATGCGTGAGGCGGAAAGACGTGAGCAAGCGGCAATTGAGTATGCTCGTAACGTTCAATCGCAAGCGCAGGAACTGCAACAGAAGTTGGTGGTAACAGACCAGAGCCGTTTAAGTGAGGCCAAGACACGTCTTGAGACTCAACAGGCTACGCTTCGTTCCATTATCAAGCGTGCTCGTGAAGAGGGCGACATTGATACTGAGACAGAAGCCCAACAGCGTTTGGCAGAACTGTCCTATGAGCAGCGTCAGGTGTCTGATTGGATTGAGCAGCAAAAGGCGCAGCCAGTCCAACGTCAAGAGCCTGTTTATCAGCCTCAGCCACAACAGTATCAACAGCAGCCTGCTAGACCTAGTGTCAAAGCAGACGCATGGGCAGAAAAGAACCCATGGTTTGGTCAAGATAGAACGATGACCTATGCTGCTTGGGGAATACATCAGACGCTTGTTGACGAAGAGGGCATTGACCCCGAGTCAGACGAGTACTATACTGAATTAGATAACAGACTTCGGAATGAGTTTCCAAACAAATTTCAACAGTCTGCACCAGTTAACAGACAACGGAGTACCGTGCCTTCCGTTGCACCTGCATCCCGTAGTTCCGGGGTAAATAGTGCACGCCGTTCTGTCCGGCTATCGCCGAGTCAGGTTGCTATTGCTAAAAAATTGGGTGTACCTCTTGAAGAGTACGCCAAATATGTGAAGGAGTAAAAAATGAGCCAAGAAAAAGTTACTATCGACCGTGCTACTCGCCCAACCCGCGAAAAGCAAGCACGCCGCAAGCCTTGGGCTCGTCCTTCGCGTTTGGATGCACCCCCTGCCCCTGAAGGTTTCCAGCATTATTGGATTCGTGCAGAGATTAATGGGCATGAAGACAAACAACACGTTTTTGGTAGATTGCGCGAGGGTTATGAGCTCGTCCGCGCTGAAGAACTACCAGAAGAATATCGTGATGGCCTGCCTACCATTGAAGATGGTAAGCACGCTGGCGTGATAGCGGTTGGTGGTCTAATGCTTGCACGTATTCCAAATGAAACGCTTAAAGAGCGTAATGCGTACTACAACCGTAAGGCACAGGAACAGATGACGGCAGTAGACAATGAGATGATGCGTGAAAATGCTCACTCTTCGATGCGTATTGAGGCACCTAACAGGTCCTCTCGCACTACCTTTGGAAGCCGCTAAGGCGGTCCTTTATATTTTAGGAGCTACACATGGCAAACGTTGATAAAGCCTATGGTCTGCGCCCAATGGGTAACCTCTCTGCTACTGGTGCACAGAAGCAGTATGGTTATTTAATTGCGGACAACCAATCAGGCGCAATTTTCCAAGGTGACTTGGTAACGATCTCTGGCGGTTACGTCGTCAAATTTGATGCAACTCTGCACACTGTTGCAGTTGGTGTATTCAATGGCTGTAACTACACTGATCCAACTTCTGGCAAACCAACCTGGTCAAACTACTATCCTGGTTCAGTCAACATTACTTCAGGCTACATCACTGCTGACGTATTAGATGATCCAAATCAGTTGTTCTCGATCCAAGCTGACGAAGATATCGTTCAAGCTGACTTCGGCAAGAATGCTGCTATTGCTTACACAGCAGGTAGCACTGTTACTGGTGTTTCAGCAACTGAATTAGATTCTTCTACTATCGCTAATACTGCAGGTTTGGTATTAAAGTTAGTTGGTTTGAATACTCTCCCGACCAATTCTTTGGGTACAAACTACACCCAAGTAATTGTTAAGATTAACGCTCATCTGTATGGCAGCGCTGGTGTTGCTAATACAGCACCAGTCTAATAGGAGCTAAATAATGGCTATTTCACGTTCACAACTCGTAAAAGAGCTTGAGCCAGGCCTGAACGCCCTGTTCGGCATGGAATACAAGCGTTATGAAAACGAGCACACCGCGATTTTCTCTGTTGAATCTTCTGACCGTGCGTTTGAAGAAGAAGTTATGTTGACTGGTTTCGACATGGCTCCAACAAAGAATGAAGGTGCTGGTACTAACTATGACACCGCACAGGAGTCATTCACTGCTCGTTACACACACGAAACCATCGCTCTGGCGTTTGCACTGACCGAAGAGGCTATCGAGGACAACCTCTATGACCGTCTGTCAGCTCGCTACACCAAAGCATTGGCTCGTTCTATGCAGTACACCAAGCAAGTTAAAGCTGCTTCCGTATTGAACAATGCGTTCAACACAACTGGCGCTTATAACGGTGGCGACGGTGTATCGCTGTGTAACTCAGCTCACCCGACCGCTCTTGGTCCATCCTTTAGCAACGTTCCAACGACTCCTGCTGACTTGAACGAAACTTCGTTAGAGCAAGGTATCATTGACGTAGCAGGTTTCACTGACGAACGTGGCTTAAAAGTCGCATTGTCAGTTCGCCGTATGATCATTCCGAAGGAACTGCAATTTACTGCAGAGCGCCTGATGAAATCTACTCAGCGTACCGAAACTGCAGACAATGACATCAATGCTATCAAGTCAATGGGCATGGTTCCAGAAGGTTACTTCGTTAACCATTTCTTGACCGATCCAGACGCTTGGTTCTTGATGACTGATGCTCCTAACGGCCTGAAAATGTTTGAACGTTCAGCAATCAAGACAGCTTTCGAAGGCGACTTTGATACTGGCAACGTTCGTTACAAGGCTCGTGAGCGTTATTCGTTCGGTTGGTCTGATCCTCGTGCAATCTGGGGTTCAGCAGGCTACACACCTGCGTAATGTGTGAAGAAAAGGGGCTTCGGCCCCTTTTCTTTTATTGCCAATAGTGTATATTGGCGTTATCCCGGGATTTTCCGGTATATCTGACAGCCCCGGCTGACGACATGCAGACAGATATGCCATTAACTTGCATGTAAGGACAATTCGACATGGCAAATACTACCTTCACGGGTCCAGTTATCTCTAATAACGGATTCGTTTTCCCTGTTGCAACAGCAGCCGAATTAGGCGATGTTGCAGACCCAATCAATGTTCAAAACAAGACACTAGGCAAATCAGTTGTTGATATCGCTACTGGTGTTATTTACACATCTACTGGTACTTTAGCTGCTTCCCCTTGGAAGGGTTCTGACGCTACTACTGTTACTCCAGCCTAATAGGAGGTCACCATGGCATTCATGAGTGATCTACAGAGTACTTATCGCACAACAGATGGGGCCATTTTTACAGGACGCACTCGTGTCAAAGCGGTATACGTATCTCCTGATGTGGGAACTGGTTCAGTATCCATTACCGATGGTAATGGTGGGACGGTTCTTTACAGGATAGACGTTCCTGCTGGCAGTAGTGCTATTTACATGTCACTACCAGAAGACGGGATTTTGTTTAAAGATGGCGCATACGCTGATTTAACAACCGTTATTTCCGCTACATTCTTCTGGGCATAAAAGGAGTTTTATCATGATGGGTATGAACAAAAAACGTAAGAAATCTGGCATGTCTATGGATAAAGGCATGAAATTAGCCAAGTCCACCAAAAAAGGCATGGCAGGCGATGACATGATGTCTATGGACACAAAGCCTGTGAAGAAAATGGGCGGCGGCATGATGGGCTATTCTACGGGTGGCACAGTCCAATCTCGTGGAAATGGCTTGGCACGTGGCAAAAAGACTCGTATTTGCTAAAAATGCCCCGCAAAAAGGAAACCCCCATTGCAAATTCGGTAAAGTCGGGCAACTTTCGCCCGACTAAAGCCGGAGCAGGAATGACTAAGAAAGGCGTAACTGCCTATCGTAAAGCCAATCCTGGTAGCAAGTTGCAGACTGCAGTGACGGAAGATAAGCCCACGGGCGCGAGAGCGGCCAGGCGCAAGTCATACTGTGCAAGAAGCGAAGGGCAAATGAAGAAGTTTCCTGAAGCGGCAAATGATCCTAACAGTCGCTTGAGACAAGCGCGTAAACGCTGGAAATGTTGAAATGGATATCACACTTTGGAACACTTTTCTTTCTGTCCTATTGGCGTTTGTAGGATGGATGTTACGCGAGAAGTCTGCGGAACTTCATCGCATCCAAGTCCTATTGAATAGAACTAGGGAAGAGATCGCAAAAGAATACGTAACAAAAGCAGAGGTTCATGCCGATATAAATCGCGTTCTTGATCGTTTAGAACGTCTAGACTTAAAACTAGATCGTTTAATGGAGGTAAAAAATGCCAGTTAAGAGCGCAAAACAAAAGAAGTTGATGGATGCTGCTGCGCATAATCCTGCTTTTGCTAAAAAAGTAGGTATACCTGTTAGCGTTGCTAAAGAAATGAGCACTAAAAGTAAAGGAATGACGTTTAAGGCAAAAGGCGGAACAGTTAATCGCGTAGGTGATGCGGTTACACCTAGCCGTCGTGATCCAGACATTGGGAAAATGATTAAAGAAGTAAAGACCCCTAACGTCAAGCATAGTGGCAAAGCAGGCTTGAACCAAAAGAAATTTGGTGGATCAAAAGGTACACGTTATGCCTCTGGTGGCATGGCTAAAAAGGGCAAAGGCTGCTAAATGGCTACCTCTAATACTGCAACGTTTAATCTGGAATTTGACGACCTCATTGAAGAGGCGTATGAACGTTGCGGCATTGAAGATCGTGATGGCTATGACATGCGTACTGCACGTCGGTCATTGAATTTGATGTTTGCTGAGTGGGCAAATCGTGGTTTAAATCTTTGGACGATTGAACAACGTGAGATCACAATGGTTGCTGGTCAACCAGAGTATACGATGCCGAGTGACACAGTAAATGCATTATCTGCAGTTATACGTACTAATGCAGGCACTCAACAGCAGCAGGACATTACAATTGATCGTATTAGTCAGAATGAATACCTGCATTTACCCGATAAATTAACAACATCCCGTCCTGCGCAGTACTATGTTCAGCGTACAGTGCCAACAAAGTTGTTTGTTTATCCTGCTCCAGACAATACTCAGCCCTACATCTTTAGATACTATGCGATTAGACGCATTCAAGATGCAGGTGCTTATACGAATACAGCAGATATATCATTTAGATTCTTACCTGCATTAGCAGCGGGCCTTGCTTATCATATGTCTCTTAAAAAAGCGCCTGAAAGAACAATGATGTTGAAGCAAATTTATGATGAAGAGTTCCAACGTGCCGCACAAGAGGATAGAGATATCGCTAGTGTGTATTTAACTCCGGATTTTAGTCGTTAACATGGCATGGGCAAACGGTAAATGGGCACTTGGAATCTGCGATCAATGCGGATTTCAGTATTTGCTTAATGATTTAAAGAAGGAATGGACAGGTTTTAAGGTTTGTCAGGAATGCTACGAACCAAAGCACCCTCAATTAGAACCTAAGCGTGGCATTAATGAGCCGATTGCGTTATTGCAGCCACGTCCAGATGGAACACAAACGGTTTCAGTATCACTGGGGTATGGCGGTGACTCCACATTTGCAAGTATAGGGATGCAACCTGCTCCAGTATCAAGATTATTGGTAGCCACAGGCTTAATAGGTCAAATACAGGTATCTACTACATGAACTACGTTGAATTAGTTGCTGCGATTGAAGATTATGTAGCTGATGATTTTGATACATCATCAGTAAATACCTTTATTCAGCAAGCAGAACAACGAATATACAACAGTGTTCAACTTGCATATCTGAGAAAAAATGTAACAGGTGGTTTAACCAAAGGTAATAAGTATTTATCTTGCCCTGGTGATTTTTTATCAACATATTCCTTAGCTGTTTTTACATTTGCTGACCCAACAGCAACAGGTACTATTGCTGAGACTACAATAACCGTAGCTAGTGCAACAAATATTGAAGTTGGTCAACGTGTAACAGGTACAGGCATTGGATTAGATGCGGTTGTAACTGAAATAGACGGTACAACTATCACATTATCAGTTGAAAACTCTGGTGCAGTGTCTGGAACTGTACTGTTTCAGGGCGACTATACGTATCTCTTGAATAAAGATGCAAATTATATTCGTGAAGTATATCCATCTGCTACTTCACAGGGTGTTCCTAAGTATTATGGTATTTTTGGGCCTACCGTTATTTCTAGTGTATCTACAAATGAGTTGAGTTTAATTATTGGACCAACACCCAATAAAAACTATGGGGTAGAAATGCATTATTTCTTCTATCCACAGACTATTGTTACTGCGGGTACAACTTGGTTAGGCGATAACTTTGATTCTGTCTTGTTATATGGCTCTTTGGTTGAAGCTTATACCTATATGAAAGGTGAGCAAGATATCATGGCAGTGTACGAGACAAAATATAAAGAAGCATTGATGCTGTTGAAACAATTGGGCGATGGAAAAGAACGTGGCGATGCTTATCGTGATGGTCAAGTTAAATATCCGGTGAAATAATGGCTATTACGCAAACATGGACAACAAGTTTTAAACAACAAGTCTTGTTAGGTGTGCATGACTTGGATACAGACGTTTTAAAGATTGCTTTGTATACACCTTCTGCTAATTTAGGGGCAGATACGACTATATATTCGACTACAAATGAGGTTTCTGGTCCTGGATATACAGCAGGTGGCCAAATACTGACAAATGTGACTGTATCTGCAGGAAATGGTGTTGCTTATGTGGATTTTGACAATCCTAATTGGCCTGGTTCCTCGTTTACTACGCTTGGTGCGTTGATATACAACAGTAGTAAGCAAAATAAGAGCATGTTTGTATTGAATTTTGGCACTGATCAAACGACGGTTAATGCAACATTTCAGATAATAATGCCTGCAAATAACCCGACATTTGCAGTAATAAGACTAGATTAGGAGTGGATATGGCAACGGTATTTACAACCAAAGGACACATGGAAGAGGACTTACTTGAAAAGCGCGAAGGTGTCGATGAAAACGACAATGAGCGTGCAGAGTGGGTTGAATACTGGTTGGATGGTGAGTTAGTCCATCGCTCCGTGCATATGGTGTTGAAGAAGTTCAGTTTAACAGGCGAGGCCGTCGCCGCATCTTTAGGATAAAAAGATGAAAACAAAGAGTTGCACTTCTTGTAAAGAAGTTAAGCCTCTTACGGAATTTAGTATGGTACAAACAGGAAAACGTACAGGCAATTCTTTCTCTAGGTGTAAAGTTTGCAGAAACAAAATAAACAAGGAAAGAAAAGAACGCGACCCAAGTATATACAGAAGGATTGAGTGGCCTTCTAAGTTAAAAAGGTTTTATGGGATAACGGTAGATCAATATTATTCAATGCTTGAATCTCAAGGTGGTGGATGCGCAATATGCGGAACCAAGGTACCAAGTAGTAGAAAACGGAAGTACGCATCTGTAGAAATGTTTTTTGTAGACCACTGTCATGCCACTGGTAAAGTTCGTGGTCTTTTATGCAGTAGATGTAACCGTGGTATTGGATTTTTTGATGATAGTATTGATAAACTGAATTTAGCTGTAAATTATTTAGAAGAGGCAAAAAATGAGTAATACACAGGCAATGACCACCTCGTTTAAAGGCGAGATTCTCACTGCAACACATAACTTTGGTACTGCACCTACTCGTGGTTCTGGTGCTGCTGACACATTTAAAGCTGCTTTATATGTAACCACAGCGACACTTGGTGCAGGTACAACAGCATATACCGTTACAGGTGAAGTATCTGGTTCTGGATACAGTCCTGGTGGCGTGACTGTGACCAATGCAACTGCTCCAGCGACATCGGGTACTACTGCGTATTGGACTCCATCAGCTTCAATTACTTATTCAAGCGTGACGTTATCTACCGCATTTGATGCAGTGCTGATTTATAACAGTTCACAAAGTGATAAGGCTGTGAGTGTTCATACATTTGGTTCGCAGACAATTACTGCTGGTACATTCACATTGTTGATGCCTGCTAATGCGGCTGGTACGGCTTTGTTAAATATCGCTTAACGTTTAAAAGGCGGGCGTAGCCATGTTTGGTATAAGTTCGTTCGCCGAAATACCCTTTTCAGGGCTACCTGCTGCTAATGCTGTTGTTGTTAGTCTTACTGGAGTAACAGGAACTGGCTCGGTTGGTACAGTTGCAGTAGCGTCAGAAGTAGGTTTAACTGCGGTAACAGCGACAGGCACGGTTGGCACAGTTTCTTACGGCAAAGAAGAAAGCCTAACAGGAGTAACTGGTACTGGATCGGTCGGTAATGTTGGATTTGAGTACGCGTTTGATTTAACTGCTGTAACAGGTACGGGTTCAGTTGGTACTGTAACAGTAGAAGAGAGACAAATAAATGTTACCGCAGTAACTGGTACTGGGTCAGTTGGTAGTGTAGCAGCACAAAACAGCCCTACGCTAAGTGGTGTAACTGGAACAGGTCAGGCAGGCGATCCATATCACGGCAAGGCTGTTGTACTAGCAGGGGTTAGCGGTACAGGTTCCGTTGGTACGGTGGTAGCACAAGAGTCTGGCCAAGAGGACGGTACTACTGCAACAGGTACGGTTGGTGATGTTGGATTATTAACAGAAGTAGCAATAAGTGGTGTAACAGGTACTGGTTCGGTAAATAGCGTTGTCTTCTCTCAGGTAGCGTTTATAACTGGAGTATCTGGCACAGGTGCATTAACATATGTGCCATTGGGTGTGCGGCATTTTAATGGAATAACTGGGTTATCTGCCGCTACCAGTGTAGGAAGTATGACAGCAGCACCGCATTGGTCATTCTTCTATATTGATACACAGCAGGATGCGGATTGGCAGTTGATAAATAATAATCAAACTGCGGATTGGACGTTAATTGATACAGATACACCAACAGATTGGGTATTAATAGACACTGAGGTTTACTGATGGCATTTGTCTTAAAAGATAGGATAAAAGAAACGACCATCACGACTGGTAATGGCACGATAACGCTTGCAGGTGCTGTTACGGGGTATCGGTCGTTTGCTGACATTGGTAATGGCAACAATACTTATTACACTATAGCGGCTCAAACAGGGAGTGAGTGGGAAGTAGGTGTTGGTACTTACACATCATCTGGTACTACGCTTTCTCGTGATACCGTACTATCTAATTCTCTAGGCACTACTGCAAAAATCGTATTCTCTGCGGGTACTAAAGACGTATTTGTAACCTATCCTGCAGGTAAGGCAGCGTATGAGAATACAGATCAAACAATAACGGCGGGTGGGGACGGCGCAATTTATTTAGCATCGAACACAATAACCGTAAATAGTACAATTCCAACTGGGTTTAATGGCATGACTCCGGGACCAATTACTATATCGAATGGCATAACAGTGACGGTAGCTAACGGCTCTAACTGGGTTGTAACGTAAAGGATTAGGAAATGACAACCACGTATTCGAACAATTTGCGATTAAACATGATTGGCACTGGCGATCAAGCTGGTGTCTGGGGTGTAACTACTAATCTAAATTTAGGTACTTTACTGGAAGCCGCTATTTCAGGTGTTATTGGTGTTCCCGTTACCTCAGCTCTTCAGGCGTTAACGGCATATGATGGCGTAACAGATCAAGCAAGACAAGCGGTTATAGTTTTAACAGGAACTCCTGGTGCTACAGCTACCGTATGTTTGCCTCCTGCAAATAAAACATACATTATTAAAAATTCTACAAATCAAATTGTAGTAATTTCTGCGGCAACTGCATTAAATGGTACTACATTGACTGGTGGTACTACTGTTGCTATTCCTATCGGTAAGACCACAATTATTGTCTGTGATGCTGTTAATGTCCAAGGTGGTGTGGACTACATTGCGGATGACTTATCTGTATTAGGTGACGGTACCTTCTCTGGTAACGGCGCGTTCGGTGGTACGGGTAGTTTGAAGCTGCCATCAGGTACTACTGGAGAACGAGCGGGTACAGGTGTTCGTTACAACACCACAACTGGAACTTACGAGGGTTACAACACCAACACTGCAACATGGGGTGAGATTGGTGGAGGTGGTGGAGCTACAGGTGGCGGTTTAAACAAAGCGTTCTTTGAGAATCAAACTGAGATCACAGCAAGCTATACGATTACTGCTGGATATAACGCTATTACTGCGGGTCCTGTAACGCTAGTACCTTTAGATTTTACTGGCTCTATTGCTGCTACTACATTGACTGTTTCAGCGGTAACAACAGGTACTTTATATGTAGGCGCGGTTCTTACAGGCACAGGTATTACAGTAGGCACGACTATTACAGCATTAGGTACAGGCACAGGTGGTGTAGGCAATTACACAGTTAGCCCATCGCAGTCTGTAGGTAGCACAAACATCACATCCGTCACAACAGTTACAGTTCCTGTTGGGTCAAATTGGACAGTTACAGGTTAAGAGGTAAAACATGGCAAGCACAATCACAGCGGGTAATTCCACGAATTCAGGCACCAACATAGCTTCAGACAATACCGGCATACTATCTGTTAAAACGGGTACGGGTTCAGGTACAGTTGTAGCTACATTTGGTACTAGCGGTCAGACATCGTTTATTGGTACAGCGTATGCACCTAACATTAATTTGACTGATGCAGCGACTATTGCTTGGGATACCTCACTAGGTCAAACAGCTACGTTTACTTTCGTGTCTTCTAATAGAACGATGGGCGCACCAACCAACTTGGTTAACGGTGGCTTTTATGCTTTGGCTGTGATTCAGAACGCTGGCAGCAACACATTGACATGGAACTCAGTCTTTAAGTGGACGGGCGGCGCAGCTCCTACATTATCTACTGCGGCAGGTGCAAGGGATTATTTTATATTTAGAAGTGACGGTACCAACCTCTATCAACAAGGTCAGTCTTTGGCGGTGGCGTAATGACGATCACAATCGTAGGTGGGGGCAACCCATCAGGTCCAACATATCCATTACAGCGTAGTGTACGACTGCGTTCGAGTGCGTCTGCTTACTTTAATAGGACTCCAAGCGTTGCTGGAAACCAACAAAAATTTACTTGGAGTGGATGGGTTAAGTTAGGCGTTCTTGGTACAGAAATGATGTTCCTCGATGCAGGTACTGGGAACACTACTGATTTTAGAATGAATATTGCCTCAACCGGTGTACTAAGCGTTGTTTCTTATAATGGCGCTGTTTACACTACAAGAGTAGAAACATCAGCGGTTCTCCGTGACCCGTCGTCTTGGTATCACATAGTATTTGCTATTGACACAACTCAAGCAACAGCATCAAACCGAGTTTTAATTTATATAAATGGTGTTTTGCAAACCGCATTATCGCAAACTACATATATGACGCAGAACTTTAGCACATATATAAATAGCGTTGTATCACATACTATTGGTCGTTATGCTTGGGCGGCATCAGCTTATCTTGATGGTTACTTAGAAGAAATTAACTTTATTGATGGGCAGCAATTAACGCCTACATCGTTCGGTGCATATAACAGCTATGGTGTGTGGAGTCCTGCAAAGTACACTGGTACATACGGTACTAACGGCTTCTATCTGAATTTCCAAGACAACAGCGCAGCTACAGCAGCAGCTATAGGCAAAGACTCTAGTGGTAACGGTAACAACTGGACACCTAATAATATCTCTGTAACTGCTGGTGTTACGTATGACTCGATGTTAGATGTTCCTACGTTGACTAGTACTACTAATAGTAACTTCCCTGTACTAAATCCATTATTTAATACGGGCATACTTGGATACTTGCCATTAACAAATGGAAACTTAACAGCAACAGAGTCTTCTGGTTCCGCTGCATGGCGTTCACGATGGACAACAATGAGTATGCCATCTGGTGGTTGGTACGCTGAGTTTACTTTAACTTATACTGGGGCTACACCAATAACAAATGGAACAGTAGCAATAGGTTTGCATGATGGTGGCAGTGCAATTTATGTTGGGCAAACTTCAACAACATACAGTTATTTTTCTAATGGTACAAAATATAATAATGCTACTTCTACCGCATTTGGGGCTAGTTATGCAAGTGGCGATATAATTTCTGTGGCTTATGACCCAACAAACGGGAAAGTTTGGTTTGGTAAGAATGGTACTTGGCAAGCAAGTGGTGACCCCGCAGCGGGAACAAACCCAGCGTTTACTTCAGTCCCCACAAATTTATTTTTTGGTTGTTCTGCATACTGGAACTCACCTGACGGCAATACTACACTTAATGCCAACTTTGGTCAGCGTCCATTCTCTTACACACCACCAACAGGATTTAAACGTCTAAACACATATAACTTACCTACGCCTACTATTCCTAATGGTGCTACACAGTTTGCTGCTACTACTTATACTGGTAATGGAGCAAACCCTCAAAACATTGCAAATACTGTTAATGGTGTGTCTTTCCAACCGGATTTTGTTTGGACAAAAATAAGAAGTACAACGGGCGATAACTTTTTAGCAGATGCTGTTCGTGGGGCAGCAAACATTTTAATTAGTAATACTACTGGCGCAGAAATAATTGGCACTGGTGGTATTCAAACATTTAACTCCAACGGTTTTGGGGTTAACGGAAATCAAAACACAAACGCAGCAACCTACGTAGGCTGGCAATGGAAAGCAAACGGCACCCCAGCGGTAGTAAATACAAGTGGCTCTATCCCATCAACGATCAGCGCTAACACAACAAGTGGATTTAGTATTGTTACTTATACAGGTGTTGGAAGTACTGGCACTATTGGTCATGGATTAGGTATTGCGCCAAAATTTATAATTACTAAATATAGAAATGCTGTTAATGCTTGGTTATGTTACAGCGCATCTTTAGGTGCGGGTAGCCGTATTTATTTAAATCAAACAGATGCCGCCGGTGCTAGTGCAACAGTTTGGAATAACACATCCCCGACATCTTCTGTATTTTCTGTGGGTGATGCAAACACAAATGCAAGTGGTGGCACTTACGTAGCCTACTGCTGGGCAGAGATACCGGGCTTTAGTAAGTTTGGATCGTACACTGGTAATGGTTCTGCTGACGGTACGTTTATATATTTAGGATTTAGACCTCGTCTGGTTATGACAAAACGAACGGACGCTGCTAGTCAATGGTATTTAATGGATACAGCTCGTGATCTGTATAACTGCACGGCAAACATTTTATTCCCTAATCTTTCAAATGCTGAATCTTCAAATACAGGTTTGATAGACGAACTTTCAAATGGTTTTAAGTTACGATCAACGAATACAGATGCAAACGCTAATGGCGGCACATATATTTATATGGCATTTGCAGAGAACCCCTTCAACTATAGCCTTGCGAGGTAATAATGTTTGCAATAGTACAAAATGGAATAATTATGATGCTGGTGCAGCCCGGCGTAGCCTTTGAGTGGGATGGTAATTTTTACCCCGCAAACTGGTGCAACGTCTCTACACCAGAAGAGAAAGCCTCTATCGGTATGGTTGATGTGGTTTACGGCACACAAGCTAATGACCAATACTACTGGGTGTCTGAAGATGCTCCGGTTTATAACTCAGAAACTAACCAAGTAGATATTAACTTCACCAACACACCAAAAGATTTAGATGGTGTGAAGACCTCCTCAATACAGCAAGTTAATAGCACAGCGTATTCGATTCTCCTGCCGACCGATTGGATGGTAGTTAAAGCTGTTGAGACTAGCACCACAGTGCCTACTGACTGGAATACATGGAGAGAGTCTATTAGGACTACCGCAGCGACTGCTACGACTTCAATTAATAGCGCAACCGACGTAGACGCAGTGGCAACAGTTATGCAAAATATCGTCTGGCCTTTAGACCCAGATCAGGTAGCTGCTGAATTAGCACAAGGAGTTTGAGATGACTATCGGAGTAACAGCGAACAATGACGGCACCGGTTCAATGCAAATTGGTGGCACTACCTACATGAGTATTAACACATCTGGGCAGGCTGCATTTGTAAAGACTGGATACGGACCAAATCAAAACTTAACGGATGCTGCTACGGTTGCATGGGACACTACTGCTGGTCAGGTAGCGACGTTCACGTTTGTATCATCTAACCGTACTATGGGTGCGCCGACTGGTTTAGTAAATGGTGCGTTCTATGCGTTAGCTGTAATACAAAATGCAGGTAGCAATACGTTGTCATGGAACTCGGTTTTCAAATGGGCAGGTGGTGTAGCGCCTACGTTATCGACAGCAGCGGGTGCTAAAGACTATTTTGTTTTCCGGTCGGATGGCACTAACCTTTATCAACAGGGTCAATCACTAGCGGTGGCGTAATGGCAGTCTTCTCAATGGCTGGATCAAATCCAGCGTTACCTACATACCCTCTACAACGCTCGGTAAGGTTGAGAGCTAGTGCGACTGCTTATTTTAGTAGGACACCTGCTAGTACAACAAACCGCAGAACATTTACATGGAGTGGATGGGTAAAACTTGGTGCTGTTGATACTGGAGAAAGAACTTTATTTGCATCTCGTGACGATAATACTGCTGCGGGTAATTTTTTTACTATAGCTATTTGGCAAAACCAATTAAGGATTGTTGATTATGCTAGTGGGTATCGACTTAATTTAATACCAACACAAGTACAAAGAGACCCAAGTTCGTGGTATCACATTTTAGTATCAGTAGATACAACTCAAGTAACTTCATCGGATAGAGCAAAAGTTTATGTAAATGGGGTTCAAGTTACTGCGTTTGGTACTGCAACGTATCCATCTCAAAACACTGATCTATACATGAATGTGGCAAGTCAACCACTGTCTCTTGGCGCAAGACCACAAGGATCAGGTCAGGTTTTTTATTTTGATGGCTACCTAACAGAAGTAAACTTCATCGACGGTCAGGCTTTAACCCCATCTAGCTTCGGTGCTTATAACTCTTACGGCGTATGGAGTCCTGCGAAATATACAGGCACGTATGGCACTAACGGTTTCTACTTAAACTTCCAAGATAACTCTGCGCTGACTACTACGGCGAACATAGGTATTGGTAAGGATAGCTCTGGTAATGGTAACTACTGGACGAGCAACAACATCTCTATTACAGCAGGGGTAACTTACGACTCTATGTTGGATGTTCCAACAAATACAAGTACTACTAATGCTAACTATGCTGTAATGAATCCATTAATACCTTCTGCTTCTTCATTTATAACAAGCGGAAATTTAAACATTGCGGGACTTGGTGTTACAAATCAAGTTCAAAGCACTTTTGCAGTAACTTCGGGAAAATGGTATTGGGAAATTGCTCTTACAAATGATGGCGCGTATGCAATAGTTGGAGTTTCTTCACAAGCAGACTTAACAAGCCCATATTATCCCGGTTCATCAAGTACTTCGTATGGTTATGATGGTTTAACTGGAAATAAATATAATAATGGTGCTGCTTCTGCATACGGCGCAACTTATGCAAGTAACAATATAATTTCTGTTGCATTAGATATGGACAACGGAAAAATATGGTTTGCAAAAGATGGTGTTTGGCAGGCAAGTGGTGATCCTGCCGCAGGCACAAATGCTGCTTTTACTACGCTTTCAAATACTGTTTCTACAGTTGCAAGTTATGGAAGAAGATCAGCAACTGTTGCAAATCCTAGTGGGTCAATTAATTTTGGTCAACGTCCATTCACCTACACCCCTCCGACTGGATATAACAGGCTCTGCACATACAACCTGCCTGACTCCATTGTGCCTGTGGGTGCGCAGTATATGGCAGCTACTACTTATACGGGTAATGGATCAACACAAGCGATAACGAATACAGTTAATGGTAAGTCGTTTCAGCCTGATCTGGTGTGGATTAAAGCTCGTTCTGTTGCTTACAACAATTACCTTGAAGATTCAGTACGTGGCGTTGGTAAAGATTTATCATCTAATCTAACAGATGCTGAGGCAACATATAATCTTTTAACAGCGTTCAATAGCAATGGCTTTACTGCATTTACAAATGGCACTTATTTAGCATCTAATCAAAATGGCACAACTTACGTTGCATGGCAATGGAGAGCATCAAATGCATCGGCTGTAACTAACACAGCAGGGACTATCACATCACAGGTAAGTGCAAACCAGACTGCTGGGTTTAGTATTGTGACGTATACGGGTACTGGAGTTAATAAAGCAACTGTGGGGCATAGTCTAGGCGTTTTCCCTTCTATGATAATTTTAAAGAATAGAAGTGCTGGGGTAGCGCTCTATGACGAATGGTGGGTTTGGACAGTAAATAACCCGGTTAATAGGGTATTAAAGTTAAACGCAACCGACGCTTTAATATCTACAACTGCGGTAATTGCTCCCGCATCTACGCCAAATACAAGCACTACATTTACAATTGGTGGCGATACTGGTGATGATGTAAACCTTTCAAACAAAAGCGGATCAAATTATGTAGCTTACTGTTTTGCTCCAGTGCCGGGTTACTCTAAAGTAGGTAGTTATACAGGGAATGGAAGTGCGGATGGTCCATTTGTGTATTTAGGGTTTAGGCCAAGATTTATTTTGTTTAAGCCTACATCGGCAGGTAATTGGTTTATAAGGGATACGTCAAGGGATACTTATAACGCAGTTACATTGTCGCTATATCCTAATTTATCAGATGCGGAATTTTCTGGTGCGGCACTTGATATTCTTTCTAATGGTTTTAAACCAAGATCAAGTGGTAGTGGTATTAACGGTTCTGGTGAAAATATTATTTACGCTGCATTTGCAGAAAATCCTTTCAAAAACGCTTTAGCGAGGTAACAAATGTTTTTACTCAATAATCAACTACTACAAATTGACACAGCGTTCTCGCATAATGGTGTGAACTACCCACAGAATTGGTTACGTCTAGCAACGCCACAAGACAGAGCTGCGATTGGTATTACTGAAGCTGCTGAACCTGCTTGGTACGACGACAGATTCTACTGGGGCGTGGACAATCCTAAAGATTTGGATGGTTTGAAAACTCAATGGACTGAACAAGTTAAAGACACAGCATCTAAATTACTAGCGGCAACTGACTGGATGGTAATTCGCAAGGTAGAGAGAAACATAGACATCCCTGCTAAGACTGTGACTTACCGTGCTGCTGTACTAGCTGAGTGCGACCGATTAACTACTGCAATTGCAGCGGCATCGAATGTTGAAGACTTAATTACAGCAGTATCAAATCAATCATGGCAATAACATTAAACGGCACCAACGGTATCGGTAACGCTACGTGGACTACGGGTACTAGACCTACCGGCGTAAGTGCTGGAACTATGGGGTATAACACTACTCTTAACTACCCAGAATACTACGATGGAACTCAATGGTGGCAATTCAATACAGCTAGAACTTACTCTGCATCATATTTAATTGTTGCAGGTGGAGGTGGTGGTACTGGCGGCGGAGGTGGTGCTGGTGGTTTATTAACTGGTTCTACTACGTTAGCTGCTGGAGTTGTTTATTCAGTAGTTGTTGGCGCAGGTGGTGCTGGTGTTTCCTCTGGAACCGGTAATAATGGCTCAGATTCTTCTGCAATTTCTTTGGTCGCTATTGGTGGCGGTCGAGGAGGTACTGATGCAAGCACTCCCGGTGTTGGTGGTAGCGGTGGGTCAGGTGGTGCAGCAGGTAAAAACTTAGCTATTACATCTAGTGTGGCAGGTGGGTCTGGTACTTCTGGTCAAGGAAATGCTGGCGGCGCAACGCTTGGTACTACAAATAGTCCGGCAGGTGGGGGTGGTGGAGCTGGTGCTGTTGGAGCTGCATCGACTGCTGGAGTTGGTGGTAACGGTGGAGTTGGATCAGCCAATACTATTACTGGATCATCTGTATTTTATGCAGGTGGGGGCGGTGGAGCTACCTATGCAGGAACTGCTGGCACAGGCGGCAATGGTGGAGGTGGCAATGGTGGATTAAATACATCTGGAACTGCTGGAACTGCAAATAGAGGCGGCGGTGGAGGTGGAGGTAGTGCTGGTACTGGGGGTAATGGCGGGTCTGGAGTTGTAATTATTTCAGTCCCTACTGTTAACTATACTGCCGTAACTACTGGTGCGCCTACTGTTACTACAAACGGAAGCAATACAGTATTAACATTTACTGCGTCTGGGAGTTATACAGCATGAGCCATTTTGCTAAAGTTTGCGACGGTAAAGTCGTTCAAGTTATCGTTGCCGAGCAGGAGTTCTTTGATACGTTTGTGGATTCATCTCCCGGTGAGTGGATACAGACTTCATACAATACTTATGGCGGTCAGCATCCAGAAGGTCGTCCATTACGTAAGAACTATGCAGGTATTGGGTTTACATACGATAAAGAGCGTGATGCGTTTATTCCGCCAAAGGAAGATGATAGTTGGGTATTAAATGAAGAGACATGTCAGTGGGAAGAACCTACATAGAAAGATGAATCATGATCGACTTAATGGCAGTCGGTTTAGCTATACAAGGCGTAAAGCTTATAGTTAACACAGTTAAATCCGCTGCCGATGAGGCAAGGGAAGCAGTAGATAGTATCCAAGAATGCGTTGATTCAGGAAAAAAACTAGGTGAGTCGCTTTCATCTGTGAAAAAGTTTTTCGCAGCGGCAGGAAAGTATGAAACAAATAGAGCAAAGTTAGAAGACGCAAAGAAAAAGCAAGATGAAGCAATAGCAAATGGTCAACCAGTAGAAGACCCAATCTCTGACGCTGAGTACGTGATGGACATGATGGCGGCGGACAGGGAGATTAAGCAATACTACGCCCAGATTAAACACTACATGATTTACCACTTTGATGAGAGTGGTATGTGGGATGAGTTCTGGGAGCGCATGAGTAAGCTGCGCCGTGAGCGTGAGGAAAAAGCAGCAGAAGCAAGACGCGCAGCCACAGAAGCAAGATTAGCAATAGCCGCTGAAAATATGCGTAAGAAACGAGCAAGACAAAAAGTCTTAAACGTGATCTATAACTGCGTTGGTGGGTTTGTAATCACGCTAATCATTGCAGGTTTTGCGTGGTTTATTAAATGGATGTTTGATCAGGGGGCGCAATGAATTTTAAAATGGAAGACATATTAAAAGCACTTGTTCCAATGCTTGTTTCCGCAATCATCTGGCTGCTTAATCAAGTAGGTTCTTTTAATGAACGCCTAGTAAAGATAGAAGGGCAAATGCCAGCACTGATTACGCCGCAGGGTGTGCCAACAGATTCACCAGTATCTGCTGAACAAAGGCATAGACTAAAAGAAGCTATTTATAACGACATCCACGACTTACAGGTCAGAATTAAACTTATGGAAGAAAGAGGCAAAAAATGATGACATTAATCTCAACCGCACTATCATTTTTGATGGGTGGTTTACCAAAGTTACTAGACTTTTTCCAAGATAAATCTGACAAGAAGCATGAGCTGCAGTTGGCTCAAATGCAGATGGATCAACAAATGCGTATGCAGGCTGCAGGTTTTCAGTCGCAAGAGCGCATAGAAGAGATCAAGACTCATCAGATAGAAATACAGACCGCGGGCCAAGAACGTGTCGCCTTGTACCAACATGACATAGCAATTGGTCAGGGCGCGTCTCAGTGGGTTATTAACCTAAGAGCTTCTGTACGTCCGGTAGTAACATATTTGTTTGTTGGTCTTTTAATAATGGTAGATATGGCTAGTATCTGGTGGGCATGGTCTACAGGTGTGCCGTTTATGGAAGCCATAGGTCAAGTGTTTGACACAGATGAGATGCAGATTTTAGCGTCTATTATTGCGTTCTGGTTTGGTACACAAGCATTTAGCAAAAAATGAACATATCAGATCGCTGCTTGTTATCAATTAAGCAAAATGAAGGGATACGGGTAAAACCGTATCTTGATCATATTTTGCTTTGGACGACTGGCGTGGGCCATTTAATCGCTCCCCCAGAGCACATGAAAATGACACTTGCTGAACGCAAAGAAGCCAAGGCAAAAGGGCTATTAAAATGCCCTAAAGAGTGGGATAGGACTTTGACAATGGGGGAAGTCGATGAGATACTCAAAGCTGATTTACGACGTTTTGAATCTGGTGTTTTACGTTATTGCCCCACTGGTCTTACTCAAGGGCGTTTTGACGGGCTTGTCTCTTTTTCCTTCAACTGCGGTCTTGGCTCCTTGCAGCGTTCAAGTATCAGAATGCGCCATAACAGGCAAGACTTTGAAGGAGCGGCAGAGGGTTTCTTGCTGTACACCAAAGCAAGCGGTATCGTAAACAAAGGACTAGTCCGCCGTCGCGGCGAAGAACGTGCAATGTATCTAGGTGGATAAAAATGCCCTTACAGCAGCTAAAATTCGCTCCCGGAATTAACAGAGAACAGACCTCCCTTTCCGGTGAGGGTGGATGGTTTGACTGTGACAAAATTAGATTTCGTGCAGGTTTTCCAGAGAAAATAGGTGGTTGGAAACCTATTTCTTCCGCAACGTTTGATGGTACATGTCGCTCACTGTGGAACTGGATTAGCCTAAACGGATTTGATTTGATGGGCGTGGGCACCGAATCAAAATTCTATATTGAATATGGTAATGTTTACTATGACATCACTCCCATTCGTAGAACAGTCACTCTTAATAATCCTTTTGCTACTACCTATGACTCCACTCTAATTGTAGTAACGGACGTTGGGCATGGTGCAATTACTGGGGATTATGTGGTTTTCTCTGGTGCCACTACGGTAGCGGGGTTGAATTTAAATTTTGAGTATCAGATCACATACGTTGATTCCAATACCTACACAATTACTTCCTCAACTCCTGCAAATGCAACTGTTGCTGCAGGTGGCGGTGCTTCTGTTGTTGCTCAATATCAGATCAATAATGGTACAAACGTAGGCACTACCCAAACAGGTTGGGGCGCGGGCCTTTGGGGTGGTGTCATTACGGGCTCTGCATTGACGCAATTAAACGGTGCAATTAATGATAGTGTGACTACCATTGTAGCGGATTCAACAAGTGGATTTCCTTCAACAAATGGTTTGATTCAAATTGACGATGAGTTGATATCCTATACGGGTCCTAACACAGGTACTAACTTTGTTGGATGCACTCGCGGTGCATTAGGCACGACTGCTGCCTCTCATTTAAATAATGCACTAACTTATAATGCTACCAATTATTATGGTTGGGGTCAGTCTGGTTCAACTGCAACGAACACATCATTGCGTTTATGGAGTCAGAGTAACTACGGTGAAGACCTCTTGTTTTCTTGGCGTGGTGGTCCTCTTTACTATTGGTCCCCGGGCGACGGATCGAGCCCCGCGCTTTCTATGCGTGCAACGATAGTTACTGCTACTAATGTCCCGGTTGTTTTAAACCAAGTGATGGTGTCTGATATTTCACGTATCACGATTGCATTTGGTTGTAATGATCTTGAGACAGTAGACCCATTAAAAATATTAGACCCATTATTAATTAGATGGTCTGCGGTTGAAGACTATTTAGATTGGACACCTACTGCGACAAACCAAGCAGGTGGTCGTCGCTTGTCTCACGGATCAAGAATAGTTGGTGCAATACAGAGTCGTGAAGAGATATTGGTATGGACGGATGCTGCTATTTATTCGATGCAGTATATTGGCTATCCAGACGTATATAAATTCACCTTGTTGTCAGACAACATATCCATCGTTTCACCTAACTGCATGGTTACTGCAACGGGTGTTGTGTTTTGGATGGGTATAGACAAATTCTATGTGTACTCTGGTCGTGTTGATACGCTGCCATCTACTTTACGTAAGTATATATATCAAGATATCAACTTAGATCAATCAGAACAGGTCTTTGGTGGCACCAACGAAGGATTTAGTGAGATTTGGTGGTTTTATTGTTCGACGGGTTCTCCCATCATTAACAAATATGTTATTTTTAATTACTTGGATAAGGTGTGGTACTACGGCACTATGAGTCGTACTGCATGGCTAGATTCATCCTTGAATACCTATCCGATGGCCGCGACTCTTACTAATCAGATCGTGGAACACGAAATTATTGTTGATGATGGCACAACCAATCCTGCTTCTGCAATTAGTGCATATATCCAGTCTTCTGACTTTGATTTAGGTGATGGCCACAACAATGCGTTTGTATGGCGTATGTTGCCTGATGTGACGTTTGATGGTTCTACTACACCTAGTCCATTAAAGCCACAGATCAGAATGTCTATGCGTCCAAAGAAAAATCCTGGCGCAGCATTTACTGCAACAAATAATCCTACGGTTGCATCGGCACAAAGTTATGCTTCTCAGCGTGTGTATAACGTTCAAGAATTTACACAGGTTATTTATACGCGTGCTCGTGGCAGAGAGATGGCGATACGAATTGAATCCGATACGATTGGCACACAGTGGCAGTTAGGTACGCCTCGTATGGACATTAGACAGGATGGAAAACGTTAATGGCAACTAGTCTTGTTATAACTGAGTCTTTTGATTTAACGAGAACGAAAGCGCCTGCTCTTCCTTATGCTCCGACTGAGTATGATCGGGTGTATCAGGATACGCTAAATAACATTTTGCGCCAGTACTTTAATACGCTGGATAATTTAATAGGGCAGTTAGAAATTATGGCCTCTTCTAATGGAACGATTCCTGTCTCAATAGGTGGCACTAATACAGATGCGTTTGGTCGTATTCGTGCTAGTCAGCCTTACACATTATTTGATAGTCAAAGCAGATACGCGGCTGATAACCAGTTTGATACATCAACTAGTGGTACAGGGACAGCCACATTTAATACTAATCAATCCAGTGTGAGCTTGGCAGTAACAGGTGGTGGCGTTGGCTCTGTTGTACGTCAATCTTTTAGAAGCTTTCCGTATCAACCTGGTAAAAGCTTATTGGTCCTTGCTACGTTTTTAATGAGCAATAGCACCTCTGCTAACTTAAATCAAAAGGTTGGTTACTTTAATACGCAGAATGGTGTGTTTTTCCAACGAACAGACAATGTAAATTCTTTTGTATTGCGGACCAATATAACAGGCACGCCATCCGACGCTCGTGCTGTTTCCCAAGCAAACTGGAACGGTGACAAATTAGATGGAACAGGTGACAGTGGATTAACACTTGATTTAACTCATCCGCAAATTCTTTGGATGGATTTTGAGTGGTTGGGTGTTGGCTCTGTACGCTGTGGTTTTATCATTAATGGTGAATATATTGTCTGCCACACTTTTAATACTTCTAATGTGTATGGCAGCACCGTATACATGACCACAGCTATCTTGCCTGTGCGTTATGAAATTACATCAACTACTGCTGCAGTAGCTGCATCGCTTACACAAATCTGTAGTTCAGTAGCATCTGAAGGTGGGTTTGAGCAAGTTTCAATTGACCACGTAGCGCGGCGCACTACAGTATTTACCAATATTGATACAACAGCGACATTCTTTCCTATCGTATCTATACGTTTGGCTTCTGGTAGGACAGGTGCCGTTGTGCTGCCTAATCGTATTCAATTTTTACCGTTGACTAATCAAAACTATGAAGTGGCTTTGTTGAAAAACCCAACGCTAACAGGTGCTACTTGGGCGGCAACGGTTCCAACAGACAGTAATGTGGAATTTGACGTGGCAGCAACGGCTATTTCTGATGTGGGTACGATTGTTCAAACAGACTATATAACTGCCTCCGGTAGTGCCGGGGTTAGTCAGACGGCAGCTCCTACCGGATATAACTGGGATTTACAAATTGGTGCATCTTTAGCCGGGGTCAGTGATATATACACCTTGGCTGTACGGACAGTAGATGGAGCCACAAAAGGCAGTGGCGTAGGATCAATCTCCTTCTATGATTTGACTCAATAGAATGCTAAACTTCTTAATATCGAACACGAGGATTAAATATGGCCACCTCCCCTAATCAAGGCATCATGGGTCTTCAAGAAGACTACTTTTCCAGAGGAATGCTTCCCCCTGAAATGGGTTTGGAAGTCGCCGATGGCACTATGCAGAACTTAAATCCGCAGATCATGCCTGTGGTAGATGGTTTAACCTCTGAGATTAGTGGTCAACTTGCTAAATTATCTGATGATGAATTGGATATTTTTATTCAGCTTGTTCAACAGCTATATGATGAGCCGGATAATTACGCTGAAAATCGTGCGTATTTAATCCAAGGCGGTGACCTTAGCGAAGAAGATTTACCTCCTGAGTACGATCCAGAAGCATTGGCAACAATGCTTTATGTGTTGCGTAAAGAGAAACAAATGCGCATGGGTGGTATGGGTAATATGTCTCCTGATCAGGGGACAATGCCTCCTATGGCAGGTGCAGCTCCTGAAATGATGCAACCTCCACAGGGCTTTGCTCGTGGTGGCATTGCTGAAGCAGCGCGGCTCGTGGCTGGTAGTGGTCGTAATGGCGACACCATGCTTGCACACATCACACCAAGAGAAGCCAAATTACTGCGCAAGCACGGCGGCTCGGGGACCATTAATCCTGTGACTGGTTTACGTGAGTATGGCTTCTTTAGCTTTATTACTGATGCTTGGAAAGCGGTATGGAAACCAGTTAAACAATTCCTAAATAGTTCCGTTGGTAAGATTGTGTCTCAAGTGGCACTAAATATCTTAATCCCTGGTTGGGGATCAGTTATTGCTTCTGGTTTGCAAACAGCAGCAGCAGGCGGCAACTTTGGTGACATTGTTAAATCAATGGCAATATCTGGAGCAACGTCATTTTTAAGTGGTGGTTTGGCAAAGCAGGGGTTTCCTAGCCCAATTCAAAATCAATTAGATGCTGTAGCAAGCGGCCTACATATTACCTCTGAGGTAGGTAAGCAGGCCTTAAGCCAAGGTGTAGTAACCGCTGGTATGGGCTTGGTACAAGGAAAAGGATTACAAGAATCTGCCAAAGAGGGTTTAATGGCGGCAGGTACTGTTCAGGCTGCAAAACTTGCAGGTGATGTTCTTAGCCCAAAAGCAGAGCCTAGAATATTTAGAGAACAAGGTCCTGCTGCACCTGTTTATGAAGACGGTAAACTTGTTTCTGGAAACTATGATGTAAGATTAGCTGGAGAAAAGCTCCCTGGTATAGTACCTCCTGTTACAACTACTGCTCCTCCTGTCAGTGGTGATCTCGGTTCAGGATTAAAAGTTAAAGGTTTTGGGGATACGTTTGGTGGAGTAAATCCCTCGGTATCTACTTCTGTGTTGCCTTCTGCAGACTACAGGCTTTCAGCAACTCCTGTTGTGGGCAGTGCGAGTACCTCAACCACCCCTATTGGTATTGATCCCAATATTTCTTCAGGTGCAGGATTTAAAGCTAGTCCAACAGCTTCAACTACGCCATACGAATACCCAGAAATAACTAAATCTGTAGGTCAAATATTTAGCAGTGATCCGATGACGGGCTTGAAGAATACATTCATGCCTGAAGGTCCTACAACCACACAAATTGTTAATTCTCCTGAATACAGAAGACTGGTGGATGTTGAAAAATTTACTCCAGAACAAGCTTTAGCTAGAGTCAGCAAAGATTTAACTCCTGGCACATTGCGCACCTATGGTCCGGGAGCCGCGGCTGGTTTAGGTATTATGGCTATGTCTGGTGCATTTACGCCTCCTGGCCAAGAAGATGGTCCTGGCGCTAATGGTCCAGAATTCCGCGGTCCGACAGGCGCGGACCTTTTAGAATCTAATCCCGAGAAGTATATGGTTCAGGGTATGCCGAGTGTTAGGTACAATAGTGCCGGACCCAATAGGCGTTACACTATGCCTGATGTGGCTATTCCAACTAGCTACTATGACGCTCCGCGCTACGCGGACGGCGGCGACGTTGGTCATTACGCGGGTGGCGGTACCGCACAGGTCAATCCAAATTACAGGGGACCAATGAATCCTGCTCCTGCTTCTCCTGAGCCAGAGCCAGCATACAAGGCTGAATACCGCCAATTAACGCAATCATTGACACCTGCTGCCCGTGAGTATTTAGCAAATAATTCGCCTCCTGGAGTAGTTGCTACTGCGCAGATGATGAGAGATGCCATGGCTTATTCTCAACGTAAGGCTCCTTCACAAGCTAATAGTTTATTTTCCCAAAACCCTGATTTATACACAGTAAGTTTAGGTGGCAGAGCGGGTATGGCAAATGATGGTGGTTACGGCGGATATCCTCAATTTACAATGCCTGATATTCAAGTAGCGCCGCGGTCAAAAGGTATTGCTGGATTAGCTACAGGCGGTTATCCTAGAAAAACAGGTCAAATCAGTGGACCGGGAACCGCGACTTCGGATTCCATCCCTGCCATGCTTTCTGACGGAGAATTTGTCATGACTGCTAAAGCAGTGCGTGGCTTAGGTAAAGGTAGCCGTCGCGAAGGCGCTAAACGCATGTATGCGCTAATGCATCAATTAGAACGTAACGCTGCAAGGGGTTAATCATGGCAGAAGTCACTGAACAAATAGTCCGGGAAGCCCCGGAAATTGAGGCCTATAAACTAGGCCTCTTAAAATCAGCAAAAGATTTAAAAATGCCGGAGTTGCCTGCTTATCAAATAGCAGGCATGACGGCCACACAAAAGGCAGCGTTAGACGCGGGCCGCGAAGGTATTGGCGCATACAAGCCTTACATGACTCAAGCAGGTGGTGCCTATACCAGTGGTTTAGATTTAGTCAATCGTGGTATGAATACTTTTGATGCTGCGGCAGCTAATCAGTATATGAATCCGTATAATCAACGGGTTATAGATCAGGCGATGATGAATATCAATCGCCAAGGTGACATTGCACAGCAAAATTTACAATCACAAGCTATTCGTTCTGGTTCTTTTGGTGGCAGTCGTGAAGGTGTTCAGCGTGCTGAGTTACAGCGTGGTTTGGCTGAAACAAGAAATGCAGCTATGACTAACTTATTGAATCAAGGTTATGAAAGCGCACTAAAAGCATTTGAAGCGGAGCGTGCACGTAATCTAAGTGGTGCGCAAATGTCTGGCTTATTAGGTCAAGGTATTGGTTCACTAGGCGCACAGGCACAAGCTCTTGGCCAGCAAGATGTCAATTTTGGCTATACCTTGGGTGCACAAGAACAGAAGCAGCAGCAAGCAGAACTGGACGCGCTGCGTGCATCAAACATGCAACAAAGTATGCAGCCATATCAGCACCTTGGTTTCTTGTCGGACATCTACAAAGGTGCGCCGTCTTCGCAAATGTCGGTCAGCACACAGACACAACCTGCACCAAGTCCATTCCAACAAATAGCAGGTTTAGGTACAGGTATCTTGTCTACCGTGGGTGCAATGAAAACCGCTGGGGTCATGTAAGGAAAAAATATGAAAGAACAAGTTCTAAAGCGCGAGATGTTTACAAAGCCTATGTCAAAGGCTTCGAAAAACAGCGGCATCATGGCAGGATTCGAGGACATGGAACCAGAAGAAGACGAAATGCCACCAATGGCACGTAGTCCTCAGAATCCAGAAATCTTAATGAATAATCTACGGGGCGATTTTCGCTCTGTTGACGCACGCTACGCGGAACTTGCTCAGATGGTGGGTGAAGAAGCTGCCAGTGAGACACCTCCTGAAGTACTTGCAATGTTACAGCAACAGTTTGCTGCACCTGCCGCTCCACCACAGCCGCCTCAAGGTGGTATTGGTGCGTTGCCCCAAGGTGCAGGTATGGCTCCTCCCCCTGAGATGATGGGTAGTATGGCTCCTCCTATGCCACAAGGCATGGAGGGTATGCCCCCTTTTCCGCAGGGCGGGGCGGATAACGCTCCGCCGACTCCTGATGGCTTGCCTCCACTACGTGCGGCAGCGGGTTCGTTCGTTGCCAACATTTTGCGTGGCGGGTACGACTTAGGTAGAGCTGGTATTGGTAAAATTGCTGATGAAGCATCCATGATTGGTGGATCAGCGATGAATGCTGCCCGTCCTTATTTAACGCAAGCAGATGAGTACTTTGGCAGAATGCTGCCACCTTCTATGCGTACTTCTGTTATGCGTGGTGAAGATGGTCGTCCAATTACTATTCAAGGTCGTGAGTCCGTTATGTCAGGACCAGGCAGAGAGCCTATGGGTCTGGGTGAAGGTACCCGCTTGACACAAGGAAGAACAATTGAAATGGGTCAACCTCCATTAAGCCAAGTAATAGCAGAACAAGCTGCACGTAATCCAGGTACTACAAACGCAATACTAGGTGGTGGTGCACTGACTGTAGGTGGAATGGGAATCAATGAATATTTAAATAGTGCGAGAAGATCAAATCTCATGACCCCTGCGCCTAATCAAGCAGAGATAGATGCACGGGTAAATGAAATCCCAATGCCGAATAATGCTCCACCTGCTCCCCCCGGTGATGTACAGGCACAAGCAGTGGACCAAGCTTCGCGGAACTTCACAACTATTCCTGCTAATAGCCCTATCTTTAATCAAGCGGAGACACCAGTTTCTCCTGTGCCTGTTCCTAAAAAAGATCAATCCATTGCATCTTTTATTGACACTCAATTGAAGAAAGAAGCGGCTACGGAAAAAGATTTTGGTACTCGTGTTAAAGAGGGCTATGCCAAGCTTGAGCCAACCTTCCGTGAGATATTGGGCGACAACAAGAGTGACATTCGTGCTAATGCTTTGTTGTTATTGGCTGATGCAGGCTTTAAGTATGCGACAGAAAGAAAAGCTACACCAGCGATGGCATTATCTAGTGCGTTATCTGGTATGCCAAAAGGCTTTGCTGCGTTAATTGCTCAGTCTAAAGAGCGTGACATGAAGATCAAGACTGCAGCGATGCAGCAAGCCATTGATAATGTCAATCTGCAAGACAAGTATGCAATGCAGAATCAGCTTGAGTTACTTAAAGCGCGTACCAAGAAAGAAAACACCATGCTCGCAGGTGACTATAGGTTACTTGAGAAGCAAATTGAGCAAGGTGGCGCATTACGTAAAGACGGTGGCATGGGTCTTGAGATGTATGAAACCAAGAATGGCAACATGATTGGTCAGACTATCAACCCTGAAAGCCCTGTCGTACAAAGTGCTATCAAGAGCCGCTATACATTGCGTGATACTGATAATCCATATGTCGAGAACCGCGGTGCAGCACCTACTACACTTGAAACAGATAAAGCTGAACGTATCAAGCTTGGTAATACACTGCGCTCCTTAGACAACAGCTTGGCTACCTTGGATAACCTGAAGGGAACATACTCACAAGTATATGGTCCAGGCACATGGTTCAATGACAAGGTTAATAACCTCTTTGTTCCAGTCTCTGCTGGAGTCATTCGTCCTGATGTTAATTTGACAGATGCCTCTACTCGTATTAGTACTGGCATGAACAGTATCTTAAAGAACATCGCTTCTGCTAATGATGGTGGTCGTGTCGCGGTTCAAGAGCAAGAGTGGGCACGTGAGACTGCAAAAGGTATTAATGATCCAACCGCATTCTTTGCTAACAAAGAGATTGCAGCAAAACAATTTGCAAGTATGGAAGCAATGTTGCGTAACTCACGTCAGCAAGTGCTGACTCAATTAGGGTTTGAAGGTAACGACTATGTTATGTCTACCCCTAACACTGGCACGAAGAATGATCCGTTTGTCTACCCATCTGATCCAGAAGGACAAAGACGTATGTCTACGTTCTTGGGTTCAACAATTGGCACAATCCAAGACCCACGGGCCACGGTTTATATTAAAATGCCTGACGGTACAGTAGTATCACGTAACCCTGCTACATTAAAAAGGCTACTTGGACAATGACCACCATAATTAATGCACGCGGTGAAGCAATTGAAATGCCTTTGGATGAAGGCATTAGCCAAACGCCAGGAGCTGCAGCAGCAACTCCCCGCCAAGGTAAACAAGACATACAAACTCAAGGCGCAGATAGAGTTGGCGGTGCATTACAAAATCTTTCTTGGGGCTTTAATGCTGCCTTATTTGCTTTACCTGATCTGGCAACAGAAAGCATTGGTAAAGTAATGGGTATGAAGCCTGAAGAGACATTTACTTTGGGCAAGTTTTTCAATCAGGGTCAAGTTTCTCCGCGTAATGCTGAAGAGCGTTATGCGCGTGCAATTGGTGAAGGTGTTGGCGGCACGATGCCTTTCACAGGAATAATTGGTTGGGCAGCTCGCACACGTCCTATGGTGTCAGTAGCAGAACCTTCTGCAGGTGTGATCAAAGGTATTGCTAATGATGCGATTAAATTTGCACAGCAAAGCCCTCGTTTAGCTGCAGCTATTGACGTTGCATTTGGTGCTGGATTTGAAGGAATGCGTCAAGCAGTAACTGAAAACGTTAGTGACGACAATCCAAACAAAACTTTGTATGAGCAGTTGTTACCTTCTGCTGCATTTGTTGGTTTGCCATTAGCTGCTCGCTTTACACCAGGTGCGATGGCACTGCGTGGTGCTAAGAAAGCGGGACAAGCCATCGGTGCTGACCGTCCTTATTCCACACTAGAAGAAGAAATCTTACGTGGTTCTGTTGATCCTACTACGGGTGAGAGAACAGGTGGCTTACGTAAAGGATGGCAACTTCCTGTTGTTAATTTATTCCCTCGTTACTTAATGAATAATGCTGAGAAAAAACTATCTCAGGTATTCGGTCCTATTGAAAAAAGCCCCGAGGCTCAAGAAGCATTAAGACAACTCGAATTAGCTCTGCAAGATAAGCGTGTTGCAGAAGCAGGCTTTATGTTCGATGTATCAGAAAAAACAATGTACAACCCTCTGTTAAACAAGAAGGTTGAATATTTAAATCAATTAGGTCCTACTGAGCTAGAGTCATTTAAAGCACGTGTCAATGAGAACCAAGAAAAGCTTCGTGCTTTGTTTGATTCGTTCTCGCCTGAAACACGTCAACCAGTTATTGAAGCATTCAAGGCAGCGCAAGCTGATCGCCAATCTTTCTTTGAGAACCTAGTGCGTGCTCAGAAGGATATGACGGACGCTGAGATCGCTGCGGTGTCCGAGCGCCTCGGACCACAGAACATGGACATGATTAACAATGAATTGCGTGGTGCGTTAATGTCCGGCATGGAGTTTGATTACAACATGCGTAAAAATACGTTGAACCGTATGGGGTTGCGTCAAGCAACAAGCCCAGATGGTTTGCCAATGCCTACACGTGAAGAAGGTAAGTCATTATTCCCTGCGCAGGATATGGAAAAAGGTGCAACAGGTCTGGTGGATAAGTACACACCTGAGCGCCCATCTATGCGTAATCCTATCCCTGAGCCAATTAGTTTATTGCGTCAGTTTATTCAAAGCCAACAGTTTGCTCGTGAGAAGTTAGAGCGAAACATGGTCAAGCAATTAACCAATCAAGCTATTGATGAACAGATTGGTGCTTCTGGTTTGCCTAAAGATATTGAAGATGCTGTGCGCTCTTCTGTCATGGCATTGGTACAAGGTAAAGGCGGTAAAGGTACCAAGCGTCGTGCAGGTGTGTCTGAGATTGCTAAGACAGACTCACAAGGTAACGTCAGTATTCCTACTGGTATTCCAAACAAAACTATTGTTTTAAATCCTGCAAAGATTCAAGAAGATGCTGCATTAATTGCTAAAGCAAATACAGGTGTTGATATTAATTTGCCTGAAGCGTTGGATTATTTAGCTGCTGCTTCGCGTTTCCGTAATGATGCGTTGATTCGTTATAACGGAGCCATGGCTCGCGGCGGCACAAGACTGACTGATGCACAACGTGTATTAGATACAGGTAATGCTGTTTATAAGGACATTGAAAAACTGATCATGGACCACGTGCCTAAGATTCGTGCTGAGTATGATGGCATGAAAAACGTGCTCTCTGATTACAATGCAGGCTTTGAGAAGATGTTGCCGTTGCTTGTTTCTAGAAAAGGTCCTACGGGAGAATTCTTACTAGGCAATGAGCAAGTAATGCAGCGTGCTTTTGGTAGTGCAGATAATTTACGTCAGTTGCAGATAACCATGGGTGATACCCCACAACTTGATATATTGTTGGAAAGAGGCGCAATCGATTGGTTGCGTAGCAAAGGTGTAGTAAATGCTGACGGTATTGTTGATCCTAAAAAGATTCGCCAAGTATTAGATAAGAATCGCAATATTGTTGAAGCATTGCCTCCTCAGATTCAACAAAAGTTTACTGATGAAGTTGCACTTGCTGATGACTACGTCACGCGTTTAGGTGAGTTAGATGCGCGTAAAGTCGCTGCAAAGAATGACGAGTTAGATCGCTTATTGAAGAAGGTTGCACGTCCTGATGCAGACCCACGTCAGACACTAGCTGATGCAATTAAAGACCCAGCAACCATGCGTGTGTTAGTTGACGAGTTAGGTAAAGACCCTGATCGTTTAGCTGCACTGCGCCGTGCTGTGTTTGAAGTAGCACAAGAAGGCACCATGGGCGGCGGCGCTCTGCAGACCTTTATAAAGACCAATGAAAAGTCTTTAAAAGTACTCTTTAAAGACACTGGTCACTTGGAAGACTTGAAGATACTGGCAGACTTACAGCGTCGCGTTAATGCTTTTGCTGATGTCACAGGTCAGATTCCTGCGTTTGCTTCACTTGATGAGACACTGAAGAAGACATTTGGTTCTGGTATTCAATACCTAACCACGCAAGCACGTGAAGTTGCTTCTGGTCGTATCAGTGGCACCACGGGTACCTTAGCGCTGCTCGTGCGTCTAAGTGCTGCGTTGGAAAATGATATCTACAAGCGTATCTTTACCAAAGCTTTGGAAGACCCAAACTTTGCAAGAAACCTAACTCATATTCAAACCCCCGCGCAGGGCAAGAAGGTCATTGCTCAGTTACAGACTATAGGCATTCCTTCAGGAAAGATATTGCCTAATGCTGTACGCGCCGCGGAGGAAGAAGCAGCTCAGTTGGCAATGCCACAAGATCAGATGCCTGTAGCCCCTGCGCAACCTCCGGTTGCACAACCATCGGCTAGAGAACAACTGCGTGCATTGCCTCCTGCCCCACCACTGAAGTTTAATCTGAGAATGCCATCGTCTCCACCTGCAGGCGCACAGCCTCAAGGTGGCGCACAGAACATTCCTCTAATGTATCCTTCGCTGTTCCCGAATGATCCAATTAGCGCGATGCTTCAACAGCGTCAGCAGCAGATTCAACAACGTCAGCAAGTTAATCCAGGACAATAATCATGCGAGTAACAAAAAAAGCTATAGGGCAGGAGATTAAAAAAGCCTACATGAGTGAGGGACCAAAAGGCTGTCCTCTTGCTACTGTGGATATTCATGTCAATTTAAAAAATCGTAATCATGCAATTGAAGATTATGGTTATGGTCCATTAAATCCTGAAGAGCCCTCGACAAAGTTTTGGGACGAGAAGGCAAAGATGTGGGGCACTACTCCAGAAGAGGCAAAGACGACTCGTTGTGGTAATTGCGCAGCATTCATTAAAACAAAACAGATGTTAGATTGCATGTCCAAAGGTATTGAGTCTGAAAAAGAAGAGCATAAAGACTACTCAATGGATGTAATTGAGGCAGGTAATTTGGGCTACTGTGAGTTGTTTCATTTTAAATGTGCAGGTAGTCGTACCTGTGATGCGTGGATCGTTGGCGGTCCCATTACCTAAAGGAAGAATCATGGCTACTAAACCTGTATGGGATAAACCAAGACCAAAAGGTCTAGGTAAAAGCAAACCACTCTCACCAAAGAAAAAAGCTGCAGCAAAAGCTGCAGCTAAGAAAGCGGGCAGACCCTACCCAAATCTCGTCGATAATATGCGGGCTGCCAAGAAATAGTCGTACTGCCGCGGACCTCCTCCCCGCGGTTTAAGAGTCTGATGTGACTTCTCCGTCGGACTCTCTTTTTTGGGATGCGTAGAGTTCTACTCTATGCATCCATTGATCTTGGTAGCCATCAAACTCACGGCCACAAGTCACAAATTCCTGAATAGTCCCATCCTGACACATCATCATAATTACCCCTTGCCGGATATCGGTACCATGGACTTTATTGTGCGCAGCAGCATAAGCGCCCAGTTGTAAGAAATAGTCATCAATCCACTCCCTTTTCTTGGGCTTATTAGTCTGCTTAAAGTCAAGAATGGTTGCTTCACCCTTGTAGATGCCAACGCAATCGGTGGTGCCTGCGTAGCGTTCAGGGTAATACAGTGGAACCTCCGAGCCCCATACCTCTTGGACATGCGGAAAGAAGTGCTCGATCAACGCATAGCCCATGCGATAACCTTTGACCGCGAGCCATGTCCGCGGAACTGGCAAAGGCTTATTCATAAGTAGTCGTTCGACTACATTGTGCATGTGGGTGCCAACGGTGGCTGCCTCATTCTTAATCTGTTCAGCCTTGTCTTTACCAACCTTATCTTCCCATTCCTTTAGGTAAGTCTGATCCTTTGTGGCGGACAGAATGTTGGTGACGCTAGGCAGGGGTATTTGATCCTCCCCCTTGTAGACACGACCCGTTTCCAAGTCTAGTCGCTCTAGTTTCTCGTACTTGTATTTCTTTCTGATAGGTATGAGTTGCATGATTTTCCTTAAATTAACCACTCTTTTAAGTCTTCGCCAAGTACTTGGGAAGCGATATCAATTTTGCTACGTAATGCTTTGACGATGTGTTCATCCACCGTCTTCGTCGAAATTAGGTCAATATATGTGACTTTTTCAGTTTGACCGATCCTGTGAGCCCTGTCTTCGGACTGCAGGCGCTTCTCCAAATCAAAACTATTGCTGTAGTAAACGACCGTATGGGAGGACACAAGCGTCAATCCGTAGCCACCCGTAGTAGGATTTCCTACAAAAAAGCGTAACTCACTTTCCGGATCAGAAAACTTGTCAACAATATCCTGTCTATCGTCATTCTTGGTATCCCCGTAGTACGTAGCTACACTGGTCATGCCATATTCTTTTTGTATGGCCAGCTTGATATCTTCGATGTTCCTGCGGTAGTTTGCCCAGATGATAACTTTGCCGTCAGACTCAGCCAAGACAGACATCAGCTCATCGATACGATTATTAGGCAGCGCAATCTCTTGACCGTCATCCAACTTCACATAGCCACAGACAATCTGATGCAGGCGCATTAGCTGCGTCAATGCATTGGTGGTGGACATCATGCCCTGCTCCACAATAGACAGAGCCATCAGCTTCATCTGGTCATAGGCTTTTAGCTGTTCAGCGGTTAACTCTACATCCCGTCGCATGTAAATCTTGTCCGGCAGATCAAGGCACTCGTCCTTCGTGACACGAAAGGCAAAGTTATCTAACTTTTCCTTTAGCTCATCCAACCTACGGTAGCCGACCACCTGCTTAAACGTATGGCTAGGCATCTTGCGTTCAACGAGGACCGCGTACCGCGCCTGAAACGTGTAGTAGTTCGTAGCACCCAAGTAATCGCCAGACAAGAACTCGCACTGTGAGTACAAGTCAAGAGGGCTTTTCGTTACAGGAGAGCCAGTTGCAATGCGTCGGTATTTTGCATCTTTGCCAAGTTTCACTATGTTTTTTGTGCGTTTGGCGCTATGATTTTTAATCGTTGTGGACTCATCTATGGCCATAAACGTTTTCGTAACGCGAAGAAATGTCTTGGCGAAGGAGGTCCCTTTTTCTGTTGAAAATGCCTCTGTGTTCATGATCAAGATACGAAGATCATCAACCGCGTTCATCATCTCTTCCATCTCTACTTTCTCTGCTTTCTTTGGTGTTGGATTCCAGCAAGCCATCTTATAACTAACATGATCCGGCATATGCTTGGGTATCTCAGACTTGTACCAGTTTCTGTACACACCCTTTGGTGCTACAACTAACAACGCATTGATTCTGCCTTTGTCATAGAGCATCGCAGCGTTATTAATCAACATAAATGATTTACCTGTACCCATCTCTGCAAAGACAGCTACGCCTTCTTGCTCCCAGAAACGCTGTAGATATGCGCCCTGATGCACGAATGGTTTGTTCTTAAACGGGTACTTCTCAATAAAATAATCCATCTCTATTCCTTTCTTTTAAACAAGTGCTTGACAACTTGAATTTTTATTGTACACTATGTTTACGTTTTAAGAAAGGAGAAAGAAACGTGTCTAAAGTTTATGTTGTACAAGAAATGCCAACGCATAATATCGGCCCTGCTTTGAAGTATGGGGAAATAGAGGTATTGCTACCTACTAATACGCAACTTGCTTTTTCAACAGCACCTTCAATCCGAAGAATGCGGAATAAGCTGCGTAATTATAAGGATGGTGATTATCTTTTATTAACGGGTGACCCTGTAGCTATCGGTTTGGCTTGTTCGATAGCATCTTTCAATAACGGTGGACGTTACACTGCGTTAAAATGGGATCGTCGGGATTGCATGTATATCCCGGTAAAGATTGACGTTACAGAGAATGGAGAAAGCGATGACTGAAATTAATAGCCTCTTTGAAGAGGACGCAGGTGCATTAACAATCAAGAACGAAGACTTGTCTTCAGTAGGTGCTTTAGCTAAACGCGCAAAGCAACTAGAGAAAGAAATCGAAGAGCTTGATGACACATTAAAGGAACGCAAAGAACAGCAACGCAAGTTGTTGGAAGAAGCTATTCCTGCAATGCTACAAGAACTTGGTATGAGCAAGTTCAGTATGGCTGATGGTAGTGTGATTGAAGTAAAACCATTCTACTCAGCAAGCATTAAAGAAGAAAATCGTGCGGTTGCATACGAATGGTTGCGTGCAAACGGTCACGATGACATCATTAAGAACACAGTGTCAGTACGCTTCGGACGTGGCGAAGACGAATTGTGCGAAACACTGTTACAAAAACTGCGTGAGGACAGCTATCCAGTTGAACAATCGCAGAAGATCGAACCACAGACTCTTAAAGCATGGGTCAAGGATATGATCACACGTGGTGCCGAGTTCCCTACAGAGACATTCGGTGTTTATGCAGGAAACAAAGCAACAATCAAAACCGCCTAATCAAGGAGAACGAACATGGCAAAAGCAGACGTAGCAGTAAAAGCAAACACAGCAGTAGCATTGGCATCAAATTTTGAAGATGACGCAGTAGCAGGTGGTTTCAGTGACATGGGTCAAGAAGACTTTGCGCTTCCTTTCCTACGTTTATTGACAAACACATCACCTGAAGTAGGCGAAGTTGATGGAGCGATGCCAGGCATGATTTACAACACAGTAACTGGACAACTCTATGATGGAAAAAAAGGGATCACCGTTATCCCATGTGCATATGTCAGACAATATATTGAATGGGCTCCCCGAGGCAGTGGTTCTGGAGCGCCTATTAACATCTATCCGGCAACGTCCGATATTCTCTCAAGAACCCATCGTGAGCCAGGCGATAACAAAGATTATCTCGACAACGGTAACTACATTGAGAACACAGCGAATCATTACGTAATGATCGTTAACGATGAAGGTATTCCTGAGCCTGCATTGATCACTATGAAGTCAACGCAGTTGAAGAAGTCACGCAAGTGGAATAGCATGATGATGTCCACAAAAGCAATGGGCAAGAATGGTCCATTCACTCCACCTATGTTCTCTCAGTTGTATCGCTTATCCACACAAGCCGAGTCAAATGACAAAGGTAAATGGTTTGGTTGGGAAGTAGAACGTATTGGCGCTATCGAAGACATGGCATTGTATGGTGCTGCTAAAGCATTCAATGCAAGTGTTGGTTCTGGTGATGTAAAAGTAAAACATCAGGACGAAGCACAAGGTACAGATAACGTACCGTTCTAATTGTCTTACGGGGGAAAGCGGATTCTGTTCGGTAAAATTCCGACTAGTAAAACCATAAGATGCATTTTCAGTGCAGCGAGTACCCCACCTTTAGAGATAGAGCATGACTGACATAACAAAATTCAAAGCTATATTCAGTGGGCTTGATATCGCCTACGGAACATACGTAATTAAGAAGGAGCGTGGCGATGGAAAACAAGCCGGACAAGCGACAGTGGTCAGAAAACCTCCGACGGATGACCTTTGGGAAAAGCATCTTACTGGTGTTGAGCCTTCCCTTGGGATTATTCCTATCAGGGCTGATAACTCTTGCGTATGGGGTTGCATTGATATTGACCAGTATCCGATTGACCATAAAGGGTTGGTGGAAAAAATCGCGGGACTCAACCTCCCATTGGTAGTCTGCCGCAGTAAATCGGGTGGCGCACATTGCTTCTTGTTCACTAAAGAACCTATACCTGCACGCGAAATGCAGGACTACTTAAAAGCATGTGCTGCATTACTAGGTGAAGCAGGCCGCGAAATATTTCCTAAGCAAGCAGAGATACTCGTGGACCGCGGAGACACAGGTAACTTTTTGAACCTGCCTTACTTTGCAGGAGATAACGGAACACGCTATGCATTCAACAGTAATGGTGAGGCGGCTACGCTCGAAGAGTTTTATGCTCTCTACGAAAAGAATGTTTCTGATGGCACACCACCGTTGCCCGAGCCGCCAAAAGTTGCGGATACTCCTATCAAAGATGGACCGCCCTGCCTACAGGCGCTCTGCTCACAGGGGTTTCCCGAAGGTACTCGTAACAATGGTTTATTCAACATTGGAATCTATCTCAAGAAAGTTACTCCGTCGGCATGGGAAGATAAAGTTGTAGAACACAACATGAAGTACTTCGCTCCACCACTACCAAACAATGAGGTGCAAATTGTCATTAAGCAGTTGGGAAAAAAAGAGTATCGATACAAATGTAAAGATGCGCCTCTTAATAGCTTTTGCAACAGTGGCCTTTGCCGTACCCGTAAGCATGGTATTGGTGGTCATGGTCCTGACTCACCCACTCTCTCTTCCCTCAGTAAGTATGCATCCGAACCTCCTCTCTGGTTTTTGGACATCGACGGAAGACGTATCGAGCTCGAGACAGACAGCTTGTTCAACCAAGCAGCTTTCCAAAAAGCTTGCCTCGAGAAACTCAATACCCTTCCACCTGCTCTCAAGAAACAAGATTGGGAAGGATTGCTTAATGGTTTACTCAAAGAGATGGTTGAGACAGAACAAATCTCTGAAGCAAGTGAAGATACCTCAGTAACAGGACGCTTCATGGATTTACTAGAAGAGTTCACAACACACATGCAACAAGCAATGGATCGTGTTGAAATTCTTATGGGCAGACCATGGATTGAACCTGATGATGGCAAATGTTATTTTCGTATAAAAGATTTAGAAGCACACTTAAAACGAAATAACTTTGTTGGACTAACAGCACCTAAGATGGCTCAACGCTTGCGTGACATGGGCGGCGAACCAATACCACTATTTTTAAAAGGACGCACTGTGCGTTGCTGGCGCATACCTGCTTTCAGTAAGCAAGATGCACCATTCGATACACAAACCGTTCGTGAACAAGGGAGCCCGTTTTGATTAAATTAGATGGTTACGATGAAGCTATCCTTGGACCTGCATACGTTTGGCATGATGGTGAGCAAGTTGAAACTTTAGTTTATAGCGCAGAAAAGATTCGTGAAATATTAATGAATCGTGATGGCATGACTATGGACGAAGCAAGAGAGTTTATTGAGTTCAACATTGAAGGTTTATACGCAGGAATTGATACACCTATCTTAGTCTGGCCTGAAGACTATTATGAACTCAACGATTAAGAAGGTATTTGGCCCGCCAGGCTCTGGTAAAACTACGTATCTTTTAAACGTAGTTGATCAAGAGCTTGATGCGGGTGTTTCTACAGGAAGAATTGGGTACTTTTCTTTCACCAGAAAGGCTGCCAACGAAGCACGCGATAGAGCAATTGCAAAGTTCCCTGCATTAAATGAGAAGACAGACTTCCCTTACTTCCGTACATTGCATAGCCTTGCATTCAGATGCCTTAGCGTTAAAACAGATGACATGATGCAAGCTGAACACTATCATGAGTTTGCACATGAGACAGGCATTCAATTAGAAATTAATAGAGATGATGAGGAAGGTTATGCAAAAGCCGACAACCCGATACTTAATGAAATTAATCTCGCAAGGATCAGAGGATCAGACCTGCGTACTCATTACAACAATAGTGGACTCGACATCGAGTGGCACCACTTTGAATTTGTCGAGCGCTCATACAGGCACTACAAAACCTCTCGTAACCTCTTGGACTTTACCGACCTCCTCGAAATGGTCGTACTGGACAAAGGACGGTTGCCACAGTTGGATGTACTCATTATCGACGAAGCACAAGACCTATCCCGACTTCAATGGGGATTGGTGTATGAATTGGTTGGCAAATCAAAACGCGTCTACATCGCAGGCGACGACGACCAAGCTGTCTTCACTTGGGCAGGTGCCGACGTAAAAAGTTTTTTAGAATTTCAAGGAGACATTCATGTCTTGCAGCAGTCTTATCGAGTCCCAGCAACAGTGCACACCCTTGCAAATTCTATTGTGCGACGAATCAGGAACCGTCAGAGTAAAGACTGGAAGCCAAGAGACTATCTTGGAGCAGTCAGACAGTATCGCCGTTTCGAAGACATACCAGTTGACGATGGAGAATGGCTCTTCCTTGCCAGTACAAATTACATGCTTAATCCAGTACATGAATGGCTCAAAGGGAATGGAGTGCTTTTTGAACGTAACGGCATTCCAAGTATCTCAACCCAAATGATTAAAGCTGTGATGGACTGGGAGAAGCTACGCAAAGGACAAGCGTTAGGTTTGAATGATATACAAAGTATCTACAAGTACCTCGGAGCGAGCTGCGTGGCTCGGGGCTTTAAAACATTTAAAGGAGATATCGATGTCATCGAATACACCTTGGCAGATTTACAGCGAAGCTACGGCTTACTCACTGATGCAGTTTGGTATGACGCTTTGGATAGAATCAGCGAAGATAAACGCGAGTATCTTAGAGCCATACTTCGCAGAGGTTTTAAAATATCAGCAGCTAGTCGCATCAGGCTATCAACCATTCATGGCGCAAAAGGCGGAGAAGCAGACAACGTCGTAGTCATGATGGACTTGTCCCCAAAGTTTGCTAAAGAATACGCATTAGATTCAGACAATATAAATCGACTGCTATACGTTGCAGTAACACGAACCAAGAAAACGCTCCATTTAGTTCTACCAAAACATCAAGACAAAGGATTCAGGCTGTGAGTACCATACCGATGTTCCCTACCCCATCTGATTGGGTAGCACCAGATAGCTTTCCAAACTTATCTAACGCAAAGGAGATTGCAATTGACCTCGAAACATGTGACCCCAATATGGAATCTATGGGCCCTGGGTGGCCTCGTGGTGACGGTTTTGTTGTTGGCTACGCTATTGCTGTCGACGGGTGGTCTGGGTATTTTCCCATCGCTCATGCTGGTGGTGGGAATCTGGATAAGCGGCTTGTCCACAGGTGGCTTACTGATGTCCTTAAAACGCCCGCAGACAAAATCATGCATAACGCTGCCTATGATCTCGGATGGTTACGAGCAAGCGGGTTCACTGTCAACGGACGCATCATCGACACCATGCTCGCCGCCCCCCTCATCGACGAAAACCGCTTCTCGTTCTCGCTCAACTCGCTCGGCTTCGACTACCTCAAAGAAATCAAATCAGAGCAAGGCCTAAAGCAAGCAGCCGCTGACTTCGGTGTCCACCCAAAGAAAGAACTCTGGAAGCTGCCCGCCATGTACGTGGGCAACTACGCAGAGCAAGATGCAGCACTCACCTTAAAGCTGTGGCACTACTTTCAAGTAAAGCTGCGCCAAGATAACGTCGAATCCATCTTCGACCTAGAGACGCGCCTCTTCCCTGTCCTACAAGGGATCACTGAACGAGGTATAAGGTTCGACCGCAATCGCTGCGAGCAAACCATTGACCAACTCGTCAAGCGTGAGAAACAGCTTCTGCAGGAGCTCAAATCAGCCACTGGTAAGCCCGTAGACATTTGGGCAGCCGCAAGTATCGCCACTGCGTTTGACACGCTAGGAGTGGCCTATCCGCGAACCGAGGCGGGTGCTCCAAGCTTTACCAAGACCTTCTTAGAAGAATGCCCGCACGCGATAGGTAAAACAATCATCGAGGCTCGCGAGACAAATAAGACGCACAGCACCTTCCTGCGCCCTTACCTCGAGTTCTCTGCTAAAGATGGACGTATCCATCCACACATCAATCAAATGCGCTCGGATGATGGCGGCACCGTCACAGGACGGCTGTCCATGGCCAATCCAAACCTGCAGCAGGTACCCGCACGCCACGAGATAATCGGACCGATGGTACGCGGCCTCTTCCTACCAGAAGAAGGCGAGCTGTGGGCATCAAACGACTTCTCTTCACAAGAACCACGCCTACTCGTTCATTACGCGAGTCTCCTGCAATTGCCGGGGGCTGATGAAATGGTCGAGGCTTACCGCTCTAACCCAGACACCGACTTCCACCAAATGGTCGCCGACATGGCTAAGATTAAACGTAAGCAAGCTAAAACAATCGGCTTAGGTCTAATGTACGGTATGGGTAAAGGCAAACTTGCCAATCAATTAGATTTATCCATCGAAGAAGCAAGCTCATTGATTGATCAATTCCACAAAAACGTACCGTTTCTTAAAGGCACAGTGAACGCGATCATGCGTCAGATTGAAAAGCCTGTCACCAACGGCGCGATACGAACCCTCTTAGGTCGTAAGTGCCGCTTCCCTCTCTGGGAGCCAACCACGTGGGGTGTCAACAAGGCGCTACCCTACGAGCAAGCCTTGGTTGAATACGGTAGCCAGATCAAACGCGCAGGCACCTACAAGGGCTTAAATCGTTTAATTCAAGGCTCTGCAGCAGACCAGACCAAAGCAGCAATGATCGCGCTTCACGAATCAGGTGAGAACCTACTCCTGCAGGTGCATGATGAAGTTGTCTTGAGTGTCAAGAATCGTGCGCAAGCTGAACGCGCTGCGGAGATCATGGTTCACGCGACAGAGCTGGTGATCCCTACACGTGTGGATGTTGAAGTGGGAGAGAACTGGGGAAGTGCGAAGTAAAAAAAAGGAGTCCATTGCGGACTCCCAAAGGAAAGCATCATTATTTAAACATCTTTTCCTTAATACTGCTTGGAATCTTCGGCTTGGGGCACCACCCCAAGCAATCATCTGTCCACGTACCAACAATTAACACACCCCCAGGATTTAGCAATAGCAAGCTTGCAGACTTCGGTGGTGGATGAATATCAGGATCGCGGAACCATAACTCATCCGTAGTTGGTTGAATAAACTCTGTCATTAGAATCCTTTGTGCTCAATCAGGTACCAAACCCCTATAGCAAGAGCTGCGAAAATAAGACCCATACCAAAAAGTAAACCACTAAAAAACATAAGAGCTTGAAGTACATTCATCTTTCCCTCGCCATCTCCCGTATCTCATCAATTGAGAGCTCGGTCTTATCATAAATATTTAAAATCAAATACGGTGGTATGCCGCAATCACCGTGCCTCACGCGACTAATTACTGGGGATGAAGAGTTGAGGAACTTGGCCAACGCGACATCATTATGCAAGCGGTACTCTTTTCGAATGAAGTCGAACAACCTATTTGGCTTGTTCACTTCCATGTGCATTATCTTCATCTTTCTTTTCCATTTCAGCTTCAACTATTGCTTTTGCATAACTATGTAAATTGATACCTAATGCTTCCGCAAGTCTAATTTGACTTTTTGTCATAACAGTCTCGTGTATCTTGGTACCGTCCGACTTGCGTACTATAATTTTCTTATTCATTTTCCGCATATTCTTTTTTTCGCCTCCACTAGGTTAGTATCCGACCACCACTTGACGCACATGTCATCCGTTTGCTTTTGAGTTAGCTCTATTGCAGGTGGAGTCCTCTCTGGAAATGCATTCCATAGCCATATACCGTATCTAAGCATAAGAACCGCAAGCGTCGTACATAGGAACACACCCACCGCTGCATACAAAATTGCTTGGTACAAAAGTTTATAATCTTCTTTCATGTGTTCTTCTCCTTTAGCTTTGCTTCTATAGCTTTAGCGTATTGCTCATGGTCGGGACACCAATCAACTTTATTCCACTCTACGTCATCAAAACAACGCTGTCTTTCTTCATCCGTCAGTCCTACCCATTCTTTCTTTGGTTGCGCTTCTTCTAGCTTTGCTAACCTTGTCGTTATGTTGTGTAGTATTTCTTGTAGGTACGGGTTCATGTGTTCCTCTCCTTTAGCTTTGCTTCTATGGCTCTAGCAAACTTAGCAAGCAACGGAATTTCAACGTGATGTAGTCCATCAAACACTGTCAACATTCCAACTTCCTCATCCGTCAGCCCTACCCATTCTTTCTTTTCTTTGAATAGTCTAGTAGAGAGTACCTCTTTAAATTCATCCTCTATTTTCTTTATATCTTCGGGGGTATGCGTTCTACTTGTCATAACTCTTGCCCCATATCTTCTGCTGCTTTGTTTAGGTTTGTTAGTGCTTCGCTTCTGCCCCTTGCTGCGATTTCATGAACAACCTTTTGTCCAAATCGCTCCAAAAGATTACCAATGAGATGCCCATTTGTATTTAAATACTTGTCTATACCCGCCTCACAAGCAATACGAATAAAATCGTCCCTAGTTAAATACGTCATGCCTTCCCCCTATAAACATCGTGCAATGCTTGCGACATCTTCTGCGCGGCTTTTGCGATGGTCATCATCACATCATTAACGTAGTATGAAAATGGTCTGTTGTTCTTAACATTTGCATACAATAGCTTTTTATGTTTGCGTAGTTTCATGGCTCTACCCTCACAGATAATCGCTTTGCTTTGGTCTTCCTTGCCACATCGCGGTTCGGGCATAACAACTCAATCCGATCAAAAGGCCACCCAGTCGCCTTATGCACAGTGATTAATATCTGCGGACTCACATTGTGGATACCATGACGTATCTTTGCCAAAGCACTCGGTAATATCTTCAAATGCTTCGACAAAGCCCTGTCCGAATCAAAGCCCCAATGCGCACGCAACGCGTCCAGCAACGGATGTTTTAGTTCTACTTCACGCGTCATTAAATACTCCTATTATTAAAAGAAAAACTAAAAGAACCGCAGGTATCGTCAAAACCACCCATACAAAGGTTTCAAACAAACTGATAGGGTTTTGTACCTCCTCAGCAGCAAGTAATGTCTCCTGCCACTCAAGTTCCTCCTCCGAATACTCGCGGCTCTCGGTTTTATAAAAATTAGCGCCAATGACGGGCGGCTGCTCGCGGATGAATTTACCGTCCTTCAACATCATGACCCCGCAATCCCGCGCCATGGCAATTCACCCACTTCCCAAGCCGTCTCCGTCTCGCGACTCTTGTAAGCGCCATCAATCGAAGCGCAAATCCAACCCCAACGCTTACCATCCCAATACGAATAAAAACGATAATTCCCCGCTATACGAGCCATACGGATCATCATTTGACGCTCTTCATGACTTAATTGGGAATGGGGATTGACCTCATACACCCCGTAGCGGACAGGCACGTCCTCGTATCTAAACCACTGCGTTACCTCTATCTTCTTTAATTTAGCCATAGGAAGACTCCATGAAGAATACCAATAGGAAAGAATATTGCTCCAGCGATAAGAAAACCCCATAAACCCCCCGCAAAACAAGCAAAAATATGCGTTAACCACGCGAAAATGCATAATAAACCCGTAATCCACCATCCCATGTCACTCTCCTTCAGGAAAATTTAAATCGTCAACCATCCCACACGCAGGGCAGTAACATAATGAACCACCCTCCGCGTCCCAAGGATCACGACCGTACGGCACGTCATCCGCGGCTCCCTGCCATCCACACTCACTACAAAAAACCGGACTAGTGGGTGTTTGCTTCTTTGTCTTCTGTATAGTCAGCATAAACAATCTCCATTGTCTGTTTGAAACTATTTAATAAATCTGGTTGTTCAATATGTAACTTTGCCGCCATTAAAGCCAACGCAGTCGCAAAAGCACCCATCGCAATCGGTATGTCCACATCGTTTTCACGCATGTAACTAAACAAATCATGCGCTACATGCAAAATGTTCTGACTCTCTTCTTTGTTCATTTACTGTCTCCATTAGTCTCTGCCACCATTTCAATTAATTCCTTTTGCAACAAACTGCGCATTTCATTCGAATGCTTATATCCTTCCGAGTCCTGCTCATCGCGTGCCGCGTAAATAGCACAATCATTGCTGTATTCAATGAACGATAATAAGGTGTGAAGTTGGTATTTTGTCATTGCTTTCTCCCTTTCTTTACGGTTTGTGTGCACAGTTTGTTTCTGTGTGGGATGATAGTACGTTACGGTTTGGGTAGTGTCAAGGGGATTTATACGAGAACCGCGGCTCGGGGCTTATATTTAAAAGTTATATAAAAGCGGGTTTTCATACTTTTTCAAGAACCTATAGAGAAAATCTGGTGAAAAAAAAAAATTGAAACATGAAATCATCCGGAAATGGTAAAATAGACGTAATAGGTGTAAGAAGTGAATAAAATCAATGAGTTAAAAATTACTGTTGTCAATATGAATAGCGTAATATTACAGTAGTATAGTGTAAGGAATTCATTTTTTCAGGGGGGTTCCGCGAGAACGTTTTTTGTTTTTCTTTTTTCACTACTACCCCTATTTATCTCTATAGGAACCAAAAAATGCCAATATTGCAAGGAATCTTATTCCCAGAAAAAAACAATCGATATAAGTATCCTTTTGATAACTTGAAGATATCAGAGGGTTTTGTTTTGCTTCATCCTGAAACAAAAGATAGTGCACGAAGGTCTGCAGATAGATATTGCAAATTAAACAAGGGATGGAAGTATTCTATTGTTGGGCATGATCAAGGGTGGTTCTTTGTGCGGACAGCTTGATTTCTTTGTTAATACTACGTACAATCTGTAGGATTAGTTAAGGGAGTTTAGTATGATAAAGATTGATACGAATGTAATGCTGCCCCAGACCCGTTCTAAGTATCCTTTTGAAGAGATGGACGTGGGCGACAGTATTTTGTTTAAAGAAGAGCGCCAAGCTAATTCTGCCCGCATAGCGGCTGTTAGATTCGCTGAGAGGCATCATCCTGACTGGACGTATACTTTGCGTAAGGTCGAAGGCGGTTGGAGGCTGTGGAGGGTTAGCTGATGTCTAAGAAGGACGTATGGAATGTTGCTCCGGTTCGGCTGAGTAAGACAGCCAAGCGGCTTGCTGCGCATGTTGCTCCTTTGAAAACATACAAGGAAAAGAAGCGTGTAGTAAATCCGAAGCAGTGGAAGTTTATTCAAGAGTATGTCTCTGGTGATGGGCACGTCACAATGAAAGAGGCTGCTATTCGTGCCGGATACAACGCTAAGAGCGCTTCCGTCATTGCTTGGCAGCTAACCAACCCTGAGATCAATCCGCACGTTGTAGCGGCTATACAAGAGTACAGGGCAGAGCTGGCATCAAAATACAATACGAACTATGAGCGCCATATGCGGGACTTGCAGATCATCCGCGATAAAGCTTTGGAATCTGGTGCCTATGCTGCAGCGGTACAGGCTGAATACAGGCGCGGACAGGCTTTGGGTACCATTTATGTCGAGCGTAAAGAGATCAGGCATGGCACGATTGATTCAATGAGTAAGGAAGAGGTACAGCGCAAGCTTGAAGAGCTAAAGCGGTTGTACGGTGGTGGTGATCCTCCGCGTGCTTTGATTGATGCGCAAACAGGGGAAGTGATTGCCAGTATCGACCGCGAGCTTGATCCGCCTTTTGTGCCGCCAATAGATATACCGGAAGATGGCGAGGAAGCCTGAAGCTGTCTTCTCTGATTGGATCAGAGACGGACTAATTGACGTAGACATAACCCGCGTGGAATCGCGAGCTAGTCTAGGCTTTCCTGATATGGTGATTGTGGATAAATCAGGTACGGGCAAGGTTTGCTTCCTTGAAAACAAAGTGGTACAGCGCGGACTTAAAATTGATTTGAGGCCGCATCAAGTGTCTTTTTTGTTTAGGCACTGGAAGTACGGCTGCAGCACTTTTGTTCTTGTAAAGCACTTGCCAGTAGGCAAGCGTATAGCAATGATTAACTTGTACTCTGGCGGCCAACTGATGGAACTGCTAGAGGACGGGCTACGGGTTGATCCTATATTCAGGTACCCATCAAACGGTATGGATTGGGAGCAGTTAACTAAAACGCTATTGGGTTTAGAGAATTGATAGAAAAATACAATTAGATATTCCTATACGGAACTATATAATTGTCTTCACTGGATTAGCCAGTACACATAGAAAGGATAGCGAAATGCCAAAATTTAGAATATATGGAAGTTATAGAGTCAATTTAGTTTTAGACATTGAAGCGGATACTTTGGATGATGCGTGGGGTATAGCAAACAATGCGGACGGTGGTGATTTTACGCGCCTTCCTGATTCAGATTCAGATTGGGAAATTAATGACGTGGCAGAGGTGCAACTATGAAACAGTCGCAATACGAAGTTTTATTTCTTGGTGATAACGTGTGGACGGTGGACGGCAAGCCCTGCGTGTTTAACTCTTGGGAAGAAGCGGAAGCAGAGCTAGAGGAAACCTTTTTGGATATGCGACTAGAGGATATCGACTACGAACCGATCGACTATAGAATAGCAGAGGTGAAATAATGGAATATAAGACAGTTGACGAATTATTAGCAGAGGCTAATCAGGCTTTTTATAAATGGGAGAGCGCTTTTCCTTCCACAGGCTTAAGCGATGAAGATAGAATTATTTGGTGCATGGGTTATGTTTTTTGTATAGAGAGCGAAAGGAACACAAAATGATTATTAAAATGCAAGCGGAAGAGTTTAAAGAAGAGAAATTAATTCTTGTTAATTTTGACGGACACCAAAACGAGGAAACAGGTGCAACGCATCATGGCGGTTATGTGCGTATAGAGCAGGATACCGACTCGTTTTATGTAGTGATTATTAATTCACAGGGAGACGTTGTATCGGAAACAGAAATTCCTTTTAATTTTGTGGAAGCTGATATATAATTTCTACGCAGCACTAATTAACCTAGAAAGGATAGAGAGATGAACGTTAAAAAGTTAATTGATTTACTTAGTGAGTTACCGCCTGATTTACCTGTTTTTATATGGATTGATGGCGACCGTTACCCTGTAGTCGATGTTGATGATTCGTGGGTTGACGAAGGCGGGCATGTTGATATTACCTCGGCATTAATTGAAAATTTTGGAGGATATTAATTATGAATGAGAAAGAACAAGCGGCCTTTGTTGAGGCCTATTCAAACAATGTGGCAAGTGCACCGAGTGATTATGTTGCGCAATTTGTTGCTCGTTATGAATCAGGTGAAGATATGCCATATTGTGAACACTACACGTCAATAATGGACGCGCTCGGCATGTGGCACGCAGCTATTCGTTTTAATTTGGAGGTGCTAAAAAATGTTAACCAATGAAGCGCTTAAAACGCGTGCCCGCGCTATTGCAGAAATGCATTTTTATTCGGATGATGAATGCGAGGTTCCATGGGAACCATTTGAGGATTGGCCGGATGATGAAATTCAAGAACAGGTGGCCGATATGGCTCAAACTATTTTTATGGCGCTATTGTGGGCCAGAAATAGTTGAGGTATAATTACTACTCGGCACTATTAACCTAGAAAGGATAGAGATTATGAAACAGCTATTGAGTATTGATACGAACGCTAAAACCGTCAAAGGCCAAAAGCAGGGATACATGACAGGTATTTTATATCTGGCACCGTACAATTTGAGCGGATATCAGGTATGCCCTATGGCCAAAAAAGCAGGATGTATTGACGGGTGCCTGAACACTGCAGGCCGAGGCGCATTCAATTCTGTACAGCAGGCACGCATTAATAAAACAAAGTACTTTTTTGAAAACCGCCAGCAATTTATGCTGGACTTAGCCGCGAGTATTGAGGCCTTAATTCGTAAAGCAAAGCGCGAAGGACTTTATCCTACCGTTAGACTAAACGGCACAAGTGATATCAAGTGGGAAAATATTTCTTTTGACTATACTTTCGCGCATGGTAAACAGCGCGAAGTAACTATTTTCGAACTATTTCCAGAACTGCAATTCTATGACTACACTAAGACACCTAACCGCAAAAGTGTACCGGATAATTATGATCTGACTTTTAGCTACTCAGGCACTAATACTTTTGCCAGAGAGGTAGAGCAAGCTTTCGACAATGGCGAACGCGTGGCCGTAGTGTTTAGAAATAAAGCAGATATACCGAATCACTTTGCAGGCCTTGAGTGTATCAACGGGGATGATTCTGATTTACGATTTTTGGAACCAAAAAATAAAGTAGTGGCCTTGTATGCGAAAGGAAAAGCGAAAAAGGATACTAGCGGCTTTGTGGTGGACTAACTATGTTCTTACTATTAATCGTTGTTTTCGCGCTTTTGTACTTCTTTTTAGACTGGTTCGGTGTAGATTAGTTAAGTAAGTATATATTGTGACTAGATTGGCATAAACACAGGCGATTAGCCTATTTTGTGACTGATCAGTCACTTTATATACACATAGTTAAACCTGTCCCCTCGTCTCTGGCGCTCGCTGCGTGTAACGTGGCGCGTGGTGCTCGGCACGCGAGCCGCGTGCCGTTGCGCTGGCATTATGTCTCGCTATCGGCCGCTCGCGGCCGATAGAAAAATACAATTTGTGCTTTCCGCACGCTTCCGGCACAATAGTTCCTGTCTCGCAATTGTGCGGACAATAGAAAGGGAGAAAGTAATGAGCGATTATTCAATACTGGCAGTGCTAATGAGACGCGATGGATTAACCAGAAGCGAAGCGCAAGAATTGATTGACGAGGCGCGTGAACTAGTAGCAGAGGGCGAGAGTCCAGAGAGAATTTTGCGTGTCGAATTCGGGCTAGAGCCCGACTACATTTTCGACTTGCTGTAGGGAGGCGACAATGAGCGATCATGATGAAACAGTGCCCGCTCGCGGGCACTGGACGGACGAAGAAATTAATCATTATTACGACAGCCACCTGAACATGACACTGCGCGAGCTTGCCTCGCTCACTGGCTATAGCGTTCAGAAATTAAAAAAAATATTAATGGGGGAATAATGCAACCTTATTATTTTTGCTTCCGCGTGGGCAATGTAACGCACGCGGGCGAATTCTGGTCGAGCGACCGGAAGCATGTTGAAGCGATGATCAAACGCGGGCATCCGGACGCGTACCATATCGCTATCTGGAAACAATTTATGACATGGGGGAAATAATGAAAAAACAATTTGACTATATCCAGGATCCAGGACACGGTTGGGTGAAGGTGCCGTTCGAGTTACTCCGCGAGCTAGGGATCGCGGATAAAATAACGCACTACTCTTATTACAATCTCGGGCAGGTATATCTGGAAGAGGATAACGACACGTGCACCTTTATGAATGCTTATCATGCTCGCTTCGGTTTTGATCCGAAGCTTCGCGACCGTGTCGCACGCGAGCGCCGTTCCCGCGTGCGTGGATACCTGCCATATAATTTTGAGATGGTAACTAATGTGAAAAGAATACAAGCGCACGCTGACTATATATTTGTTGACACGCGGCAACAAGCTTGATATATTAATGACTGGCTGCAGTGCAGCCAGTCAATTAAACTAGAAAGGGATAGCGATGGAAAAATATAACGGTTGGACTAACTACGCAACGTGGCGCGTGAACCTCGAGATTTTTGACGGCATGGACTTGCATGACTTCGGATCGGTTGACATGAAGGACTTGTACAATCTAACCCAAATGGTCGAAGAGTATGCGACCGATATAATTGAATGCAGCAGCGAAGCAGGACTGGCAAGAGACTATGCTCTTTGTTTTTTGCAGGAAGTAAACTGGAAAGAAATCACGCAGGCTTTGGTTGATTGTGTCGCTAATCTACGGGGAGAAGAAACATGCTAAGACACCACGAGTTAGCACACTCACTCAAGTGCTCACTGTTCGCGGATCGCGGCACTGATATCAATGCCGCATACGATTATCTGTTGATGGTAGCGAATGCGAGCGATCATCCACCTGCAGTGCTCACAGCAGCGCATGTACTAGTTAACACTATTTGCAATGCATTGTTGATGGACGAGGTGCAAGATGAAACCGTTTGAAAAATATACCGCGCACGATCCTGAAACAGGAACGACCTTCACGTTTGATTGCGTGCAAGATTTAATCGACTGGTCTACTATCTTATTTAGTCAAAACGTTGATATTAAAAAGTACAAGATCAAGCGCGAAATATTAGTTGACACGCAGCAACAAGCTTGATATAGTTCACTCACTGGCTGCAGTCGCAGCCAGTGAACCTAACCTAGAAAGTGAGAAAGCAAAATGAAAACTGTACGCACAATCGGCTTAAACGGTGGATCACTCATCATTCCATCAGGCATGACCGAGCGTGAATTAATCACGCTCATTGGTACACTCGCTATCATGCAGCGAGTCGATTCGGTATATAGCAAGGACTACGATGCGACCTATTCTTATGCCACTGGTACAGCATCAGTAAATATCAGTGAAGCGCAAGTGTACGATACAGTCGAGCAAGCAAAGGCTGCGCGTGACGAGTACAACGCAGCACTGGACAAGAAAAAGGAAACTGAGCTGGCATAGTCCACACCTATCGCTGCTCGCGCAGCGATAGGAATAAATAGCTTGACATATAGGCAGGCGCAGCCTGCCTATATCACCGCTCCCTGCCGCCGCCTCTCCCTGTTGCTAACTTGCTATGCTGCATTGCAGCTTGACAATCTGCCCGCTGCAGCGGGCAGATTAAGGTCTAGTGAAGGGGGGAGGGCCATTTTAGGTACGGTTCGACTAAGCTCAACTTCGCCTCTGTTTTACACAAACATAGGACCTGGCAAAAGGTGACCCCCACCCAGCCCCTCCCCATAAAACCACCCCCTTGTTTGTAAAACTCGTACAGCGGGTGTATATTATTAAATTATGAAACCTGAAGACATTGAAGCAGAACAACTACGCCTGGAACTCCGGCTCCGCGTCCTCGAAGCGCGGTCCTTGGCCACCGCAACATTCTTAGACTTCTGCAAATACGTGTGGCCTGAAATGTTGGTCGGCGAGCATCACATCAAGATTGCTGAAGCGTTGGATCGTG